TCTCTCCGCGCGAAATCTGCCGGCGAACGGACACCGTGCTCGTGACGCGCGGGCCGCATGTTAGAAGACCGGGACTTGCATAAGCAGAGGCCCCGGCCGTGTTTACGGACGCTGGATTTGCACCAACGAGTGAGCGTAAGCGGCACCTTTAACGATGAGCGTGTTAAAGTGAACACCAACGTACTGGCCAGTCAAGTTCGCCAGCAAGCCAAGCTGGAAAATACGAGGATTCATGTTACCGTCGCCGCCGTGGACGACAGGCATTTCGATTTCCTTCTCCGTAACGATAACAGCCCAATGCGAACGAAGGCCGGTAGCAGTCGCCGAGAACAGTCCGGTCATGCCGGTAGGCAGGACGCCAGAAGCAGACGGAACTAGCCACGGGTCAGTAATAAGCGGAAGTTCGCCGACAACCGTATTGATTGCCTTAACGGTAACTCCGGCGACAACGTTGGTAACACCAAGGTCGATATGCTGCGCCTTAGCTTCACGGTCGATAAGGTCGATAGTGACCGGATTAAGATAGATTGCAGTCGGTTTGACAACAAATCCAGTCTGCGCAGCCATAGCGGCAACGTCTGACTTGATTGCGTCAATAATCGAAGAGCTAGGTCCTACAACAGTCGCAGAAAGCGTAGTGCCAGAATTCGCAATCTGATTAAGGACGTTCATGTACTGAATAGTAGTCGGCAAAGACAAGCTAGTATCGGTACCAGACCAAACAGCCTGTGCTTCCTGTACAATAATGCCGTTGCCGATATCTTGAATGTCCTTTGCCTCAAGGCCGGCGAACTGGCCCTGCATGCGCGTCAAGTCAACGTCAAACAATCCAAGGTTCGTTTGCGCGGTAATGGCTTTAATAAAAGCCGGACGCTCAAGACGCTGCGGGTTAGTTGCAGTGGGCGTGATATTCCGCACATCACTAAATGAACCAGACGCGATTGCAGTCTGTTCAAAGTAGCGGTGCGGGTGACCGTTAGCAGGCTTCTTGTCAATACGCTGCAGGAATATAGAATTCCTACGAACCATATCCAAGATTTCAGTTTCGTAGCGGTTAATTTCAATAGCGCCGTTGCCGAGAAAATCGGCCGCTGCGCTCATTTCCCGAAATGCGGGCTGTTGCGTAACAGGCATTGTTGTTTCTTTCTTTTAATTAATCAAGCAAACCGGCAACACGAAGCTGCGACTTAAATTGAAGCCGCTTATCCATGTCCATTCCAACCAATGCCTTATCAAGCACGGCAACGCTGACTTTGCCACCATCAGTCGGTGCTTCAAGACCGGCCTTTGCAAGCAATTGAACAGTAGCCGCGTCTGCGGTCTTGCGCACGGGAGCGACGCTATTCTGGAAAGCCTGCGCCTTCAAGTCAGCAATCTGGGTAGCCTGAGCGGCCTTAAGGTCGGCAATCTCTGCCTTAAATTCTGCGCTCATAGCTGCGATTTTATCAAGCAGAAGTTGCAAATCCATGTCGGTATCGTCTTCTTTCTTTACAGGTTCATTAGTATCGGCGTTTGCGTTAACGCCATAATCATGGTCGCGGTAAATGTGCGGGACCTTACCTTGCGCTGCGCTCGCACGCATGTGCCCGGCAATTTTACGGAGAGCCACCTGGTGGCCGTTGTTAGGGTCGGCGCCAACACCGGCCGCTTCCATACCAGCGGCGCAAGCGTCGCAAGCCTTGGCATGCGGCTCGACCAGTGACATAACCTTAGCGTTAGCGTCGATTTTATCGGCGACTAACTGTTTGACTTCTTCATTAGAAGCACTTAAGGCTTCCATTTTTTCGGCTAAGCCTTTAAGAATTGCTTCCAATTCAGGAGACATAATATCCTTTTCCTCAGTTGAGGCGTGAATAGACGTTGTTTTGTATGCCGCCTTATCTTTTCGAAGTATGGCGGCGCCGGTAAATGTACATTCAGTGATTACTACAGGGTCAGTGGTCGGATCGTTAGTGTACAAATTCCTTGCCTCATAACTAAAGCCAAGGATATCCTTATTTGCCTTGATTTCTGCGGCAACTTCCGGGAAATCGTTAGCATATAAGAAGCCTTCAATGTGGATTGCATCACCGACAACGGTAGCAGCCGTAATAATGCCAATTTTAGCTTTTGGATCGTGCCCATCCAAATTAGGCTTATAGTCTACCGCCATACCAAGAAGAGACGACAGCGCATTAGTGGCCGCCTCCGCAGAGATAGTGATTAGCTTCCCATTGCTACCGTCAGGCGCCGCGTCGGAAGGCTGGTCAACGCGCGTCAAAATGCCGCTAAACGGCATTTTGTTCGGGTGGCTGTGGTTAAGTATGTTCAGGGCCATCGCCGATAGCGTGGCACTGGCGCTAAACAGTTCAGACATTATAGGGTCGTGGTATACAGAGTTGTAAGTGCGGTATTGCTAGTGCTGTCGGTGGTGGAATTAATAACATTGACGTACGTAGCGCCAAGGAAATTGATGCCGTCTTTCAATTCTTGATTCTTCAAAATCAGGTTATTGATATAAGATGTAAGGTCCATACCAATCGCATTGGCAGCAGTCTTGGCAGCGGTTGCAGGCGAAAGGCCGGCAAGAACAGTAGTAACGCTCATAGTTTATAAATCCTTTCTTAGCCGTACACAACGGCGTCTAGAATGCCTTGAGTTACGCTTTGAAGAGCGGAACCATTATACGGAACAGGGTAAATGGCGAAGCTTATGTAATATCCGTAAGGAGCGCCAACTGCGCCAGCAGCGTTTGCAGTTGGGCCGTACGCCTTATTATTAAGTGTTACAGAGCAGCCGTTATTACAAATACCGTCACCTGAATAGTTAGGATACACAAATCCGTCACCGTTGGCCCACGGTCCCACCTGGTAGTACGTCGGAGAACCCGCCGCCGCTGCCGCGCCAGCAGCAATGGCCGCGCCAGACCCTGCGGCGTCGCGTGAGTCCCTGGTAATAACAAAGGCGCCTGTGGGGATAGTTGCATAATTGCCACCATCGTCAATCGTGGTGAGGCCAGCACCAAATGCATTTAGACCATATGAAACAGTAAAGGTAAGTGTGCCGACACCTGGCGTATAGGAACTAAGGAATCCAATCGGCGAAATGTTGGTACCGTTGGTGCCGAGAGCCGGGCCTGGGCCGGGGAAGCTACCGGCGGAAGTGATAGTAGCGCTATTAACAACGCCACCAGAAACTCCAAGCGTGAGCACAATGCCATACGGCAAAAAGCAAACGCTAGTACCAGCCGTCCAGCCTGACGTGCCGCCGCTAACAATCGTAATAGCAACAGCCTTTAGAGTAGGCTTTACGAGTACCGGCCAGCCACCGGTCGGATACAGCGCGCTAATTGCTGCTAACGTACCGCCAGTACCCTGCGTAACGGTCGGCACATAGCCGTAAAGCGTACCGGCTGTTACAGTTCCAATGCTACCTACAGAATTAGCAGCCGCAGGAAACAAGTTACCGAAGTCATACGCAAGCGCCAGCTTATCAGGATAGCTTGTAGTTGAAGCTCCGTCGGGGTACTGCGTAGTATGAAAATCCAACATTTTTAAGTTATCCTAATATTGCGCTTATAATCAAGCATTGGACTGCAAACGCTCCTGAAGCGAAAGAGGAACCGCAACTGTCACCGGAACTGGAACAGACATTGGCGTAGTAACCGGCATCGAAGTCGTGGCGCCACCTTCAGGGAGAAGAACACCAAGCAACGCGCCGACGGCGGTGCCGACGCCTGCAACAGCCGCCCATAAAGGGGAGCCAACATTAACACCAGCAACGGCAAGCAGAATGGCGAGAGCGTTATAGGTGCTAGGCTCGCGCATACGCGCGCCGATATACGAAATGTTCTTGGTAACGAGAATGGAAGGGAGATGTTCGGTCATTGTAAATCCTTAAATGAGCTTTAACGCGCCAACAATCGAGGATAGGCTACTAACGGCCTTCTCAAGGTCGGCTACAGCGTTCGGCGCAACAGTGGAGACAGTAACGGCCGGCTTAGTCGCAGTGGCAGACGTGGCCGCACTGGCGGGCGCGGCTACTGCCGCACCGCCCGGCACTAGGCGCAAAATAGCATTGAGCGGAACAAAGAAGCCGAACTTTGCCGGATTCATTTTAGCAAGGAAATCGCCAACAAGTAGAACAGTCTGCCAATGCTCTTCGGAGAAATCAGCAAGAACAGTGGTAAGGTCAGGCGCCGCCGTTGCGGTATTTGTAGTCGTGGTGGTGGTCACAGGGGGGTGTGTCCTTACAGTAGGAGCAGGTACGGTATGAGTCGGCTGAACTACCGGCACAATAGGCGTGTCAGACAGCGATGCAGCAACTTCTGGCGACGCCGCGATAATCTTTTCAACTTGCTGGAATAGGTCATCCATGTGCGGATTCAAGACTACCTTACGGTCACGAATAGTTCCGTAATGGCCTCGAAGTCCGCGCAGGACGACAGCGGCATATTCAAGCGCGAACGGCGGCGCAAGCTTAGAGAGCGCCTGGAACACGGCGCCTTGTCCGCTTCCAACTTGGTGGATAGCGTGATTTTCGTCGCCGCCTGTACCTTCAGAGAAAACATCACGCCACAATAGTGGCTCGTCAACTTTCAGGTAATGCTCAAATAGCGGAACGGTAATAGCACGATTGAAGCTATTCGAGTTCCACGAAGTCTGACAAAGGCCAGCTTCGGCAGTGTCTGCCGTCTCACTCGACGCATTAGTTGTGTCAACACCTACCCACCAACGCCAGCTACTCTCCGGCCCGGGGAGAGCGCACGCCAGAATGAAGGTGTGACGTAGCGTATCAACACCGGATTGACTATTGTCCAGCTTAAGCGCTGCGAACTCAGGCGCATAGTACGCCAAGGCGTCGTGCGCTACGTTATTGGTGTTGGCGCGCGCGATATACTCTGCGGCCGCGTCGTTGTTCGCCTTGTACTTGCAGTACAGCCGCCCATAAGACAGTGCTGCACCCTTAACAAAGCCAAGCGGAACAGGACCGTTTTTCGGGTCGCGCCAGCTAGCCGCCGGATGCGATGAAACGAGCTTCGTGATTGCTTCGAGCGGATTAACGGTCATTGCAATTACTTCTTCTTTCCAGCCGCCGGCTTAGGCTTAGCGGCCGCTGTAGACTTCGCCTTAGCGTCTGCAATCGCAATTTCAACGTCGGCGTAAAGCATATCACCCCATTCGCCGTTTTCGAGCGGCGCCTGGCCTCGCATCATCCTGTTTTCGTTCGGCGTTGTGGCGTTATTCTGGTAGTATGTCGCATAAATATCAGCCTGTGCCTGTTCATCTTCGCGCTCAATGCCTTTCCACTTGAATTGAAGTTGTGAAAAGCCAAGCTTGGTATGAATAGCGTCGCGCGTAAGGTGCATCGCAATCTTGGAAGCCGTAGGCTTAATTGCGGTATTCCAATCGCGATCTTCTCCTACTTCTGCCGTATTACGATTTACGTCGCTTTCCAGCCCAAGGTTCTGCGGGCTGATATCGAACGCCGCGGCGATAGTGCGAAGCAAGAAAGATTGGTATTCAAGAAACATACCGGCATCACCTTCGGGATAAAGGCGATGAACTTCCAGGCCACCTAACTTCTTTTCGTCCGTTCTACCGCTGGGCTCGACGGCGACAATGCCAACTTTGCCTTGACCTTCGATTTCATTGAGCCAATAACTGCGGAAAGCTTCGAGAGACTCCAGCCCCATGGGTGGCAAGTTGAGTAGGATCGAGCTTCGTTGATTAGACGCGACGTTACCGGCAAACTCTGCAACGCCAAGCAAGTTATTGATTGTGTTAAATGCAATCTCAAGCTGACCAAATCCGAAAGGAGTTGCCGAGCTTCCGTTAGGTCTAATGTACATGAGTTCGTCGTTACGAAGCTCACATATCGTTCCGCCGCCGAACGCAGTTCCGTATCCAATGACTTGAGCGTATCTTGGTTCATTTATTTTGCGGCCCGTCCAGCCTGGAAATATCTGTATTGAAAGCCCGTCAACCGGGTACATCCACAGTGGCCGCACTGGGTCGCTTGATAGCTGTAATTCTGTAGCCGCAGCACCGTGAATAAAATCTTCAACAAGCTGCTCAATGAAAGTGGAAAAGGAGTCGTCGTTGTTGGGATGCCGGAAGCAATCGGTGACGACTTGGATTTGTCTGTCTAGCTCTGAATTTGCTTCGATGCCATCAAGCGGCGTAATCTCCCAATCAAGAAGCGCGATAGGATTTTTGATGGTGTTGATTGCGCGGCGTGCGAACGGCGTGTGACCGAAGTAGCGAAGATTTCGCGGCGTAGGCTTGTAAAGAAATCGTGTGTTGGACGGACGATTTCCGAGTTGAACAATCTGCGGGTAGACACGCGTTTCGCGCGTGGGAATTTTAGCCTTGACACCGCGTTTAAACGGCTTTATGATTGTTTCGAGTAGGCCAGCCATGTGATCCTACTGAATGAGGAATGTGATATGATATGGGAAACGTACAAACCGATCCTTGAATCGTTTGCTTGGTTTATCTGTACAGTTGTAGCTCCGGGAATGCTATTTATTATGCTAGGAGCTTGCATTTTGGCGCTTATTGGAGCGGCAATGTGCGAACTGCATAGGCACTAAACAAAACGGAACTTAGCGGGCTCACCCTCTATCATGAGAGCATAAATCGCCCAGACCAGTGCATCAACACGGTCTGGTGAATAGCCCATAGCCTTTCTGTCGAAATCGACAGTCATTGAACACATTTGATCTTCAAGTTTTAGAAAATTACCAACGTGATGTATCCTACCCTGCTCATATAAGGAACTCACTGGTTCTGCACGAACAAACTTTCCACGAGATGCCCACACCATAGAACATGAAACGTTACTTCGAACTTGGCGAAGTGTGTTTTCGCACATTTCGCCACCATTGTTCTTCTCAATAACTATGCGGTCGGCGTGTCGAGCGTCATACAGGCTAATGGCTTCTCTCGCCCACTGTTCTGGGCTGTAGACTCCGCTGATGTCGTCGAGGACATAGGCGTGTCCTCTCTCGTCCACTCCGCAGGCGACAATTCCAGACTCATTTGCGTCATCGCCGCTGGAAGCGGCTGGATCAATACCGACCACGATTCGCCGCAACACGGGCAAGTCAGCTTCACAAATGCGGGCTTTATCAATGTCCGACCTTCTCCATAAGGCTCCCTCAAGGTCCTCTAGGATTTCAGCGTCAATCTCTTGCCGCCCAAGCCTTGTGCCTTCGTATTTACGTTTAATATCGGCTAGGAATTGTCCGGCAAGATTTGAACGATTTTCGTACGTGCTACCGCGAGTAATGACAGTTCCAGGGTCGCCTATAATCTGTTTTAACAGCATAGTCGGCTGCGGTGTAGTAGTTATGCACTTCTGCGGATTGGCGCCTGTTCGCATGCCGAAGCAAAGCTGGTCGTACGCGTCTTTCTGATATTGCCACTTGGCTAGCTCGTCTAGCCACGCGGCGTCGTGCTGCGGACCCCTAAGCTGGTCAGGCTCTGAGCCATTATAAATCGTCGCCATAGCGCCGTTTTTCCACGTAAGGCGCCGTACGCTAGGCTGGTATTCTGGCAGGTAGTCTTTAGGATGAATCTGTAGCAGCCCACTGCCGGCTGTTGGGTCGCTAGTGGCTTTGCCGTCGCCGACCATGACGCCACGGACGTCTGCGGCTGTCTCGCCTATGATTGCTACGTGGCGCCAGCGGCCGCCTGTAAGCGGCGTATCACCACACATGCCGGCGCGGACCCACTCGGCACCGCAACGCGTCTTGCCAAAGCCGCGGCCGGCTAAAACTAGCCAATTAATCCAATTACCGAGCGGCGGTAGCTGCTTTGGTCTGGCCCAAAACTTCCAGTCAAACGCTAGCTTCTCGATATCAGACTTAGAAAAGCTATTGATTATCTTAGCTTGTGCGTCTAACGGTAATTCAGCAAATAGATCGGCGTCACTTCTCTCGCTCATTATGGAAGCGTAGAAATCAGTTTAGACGCAGCGCTTGAGAGACGATACGGCCAAACTACGTACGACAGTACGTAGCCGTCGAACTCGCTGGCAAGAGTTGGCATAAAGCCTGTTTCGTCATAAGCAGTTGTATCAGACACAACAGTACCGCCATTCGCCACCAATGAACGGCCGCTAGCATCAAAAGCTATTGCAATTTTAGCGGGTCCAGTTGATAGATTACCAGTTCCTAACGTCGCAACAAGCGGCGTGCCGCCTGTAGCAGTAACAGTTGTGGTACCGGCATTCACCTGTGGATTTTGAAAGATACCAAATGTAGAGTTGACTTTATTAGCCTTTACTAACAAGGTACCTGTCGTTGTGTATACGGCGGGTAGATGTATCGTATTGAAGAACGACCTCGTATATCCGTCTGGCATTGGCGAAGTCGGACCGGTGCCAGTTAGTCCGGGCTCAACCTGATTACCCCACACAACGACGGAGTCGCCACTATTGACTATACGTATGCCATATTTCGGATTAGCAAGAGTCTGTTGCGGTATCGACACCTGTGACCAAGCTGCGCCGACTGTGACGGCGTGCCAAGTCGAACCGTTGTCCACCGTCAACTGAATGGCGCCGGTCACCGTACCGGACTTAATCAATACGGACGCCTGTTCGTTGGTGGACGTTTTTGTAATGCTTTGAAGCACCGTAGCATTCGCAGCAGTAGCCGTAAGCGTCGTCGCCGAGTTAGCCAACAAATCAGGACCGACCGCGTTAAGTACGGCCGTCATATTAGTCTTCGTCCAATTTGATTGCGTCAAATCATTAGTGTTTGTGAGAAGATTGCTAGAAGGCTCCCACGCCTGAAGACCTAAATCAGAGACAGGTATATCGGCGCCAGGAACTAGAGATACGTGTCCATCAGCCCAAAAGACGTATTGATTGCCAGTCGTCGTTTGAACTCTTCCGCCGGTCGGATTGCCCTGTTGCCAGGACAAGTTCTTAGTAAAATCTCCAGCCGAAACGACACCTGGTACCCCACCGGCGAGAGCCGTTACCCACGCCGGGACTCCGCAATTGAGTATTGTCTTAATAAGTGGCCTGGAAACAGCCATCAATCACCAACAGATGCAGCGTGCAGGTGATAAATCATTGACGCAAGTGGCGTGAAAGCCCCAGTAGACACACACACAACAAACAAAGATTGCGTGGAAGCCGCGGCGATAATTGGCTGTTGGGAGAGCAAAGGCGCTCCCCATGAGGACGTCATGTCCGAGCCGGTGCCGCCGATATTCCAATTAGAAAACAGTACCTGCCCCAAAAACGCGCTCGTATCGGCTAGCAATGTAGTCCAAGTACCTTGGTCTACCAGCGGACCTGTAGTGGCGGCGGTCGGCGCTGCTTGAAACAGATAGGCCATAACCGAGCCCATTGTCAAACTTGTAATACCACCAGCAAGCGATACAGATAACCTAAGACCACTCAGAAGCGCAGAAGAGTTAGCTTGCCGAAAGAATGGGGAACTACTAGGATAGTTAACTAAGTCACCAAAGCTGAAAATAGCCGAAGCACTGGAACCAAGAGCCTGATTGGCGGCATATGCAGTAGTATTCGCCGGACGCGTCAGCGTTTGGTCAGCGTTTTGCCAAGCATTAGCAACGCCGCCGACGTTTCCTATGAACGATTGACCGATAGCGGGGAAAATTGAAGACGCGACCATTAATTATTTTCTTTCGTAAGCCGTGACAATACGTGTCACCAATTCATGTCGCACAATATCAGTGCTGTTAAAATGTACCACGCCAACACCGACCACACCGTCGAGAAGCGAAATAGCTTGTCCAAGCCCGGAAACAGTACCGCTAGGCAAATCAACTTGACTAGGGTCGCCGTTGACATACATGTGACTCCCGTCGCCGATACGCGTCAGAAACATTTTCATTTGTGTAGATGTAGTGTTCTGAGCTTCGTCTAGAATCACCGCGGCATTGGATAGCGTACGGCCGCGCATGAATGCAAGTGGTGCGATTTCAATTTCGCCGGAAAGCATATGCTTTTCGACAGCCTTCGCATCCATAAATTCGTATAGCGCGTCGTAAATTGGCCGAAGGTAAGGGTCAACTTTTTCTTGCAAGTCGCCAGGCAGGAAGCCAAGATTTTCACCAGCTTCCACCGCAGGCCGCGAGAAGATAATCCTGCTTACGTCGCGCCGTTCGAGAAGACACACAGCCTGCGCTACCGCAAGCCATGTCTTCCCGGTGCCCGCAGGGCCTACACCGAATACAAGCTGGTGTCGGCGCATTGCCCGCATGTAAGACGCCTGAGCGTCATTTCTGGCCGTTAGGGAGCCTTTTCGGAGCCGTATAAGCTCCACCATTAATCGTCGAAGTCTTCGACGTCTTCTCCGACGAAAAGCCATTCGCCTTCGTCATCGCCGTGAGCTACGCCTTCTACCCAAAGAGAATCAGGTGAATTAACAAAAACGTGCCCGTCAACCCAACCAAGTTCGTTACACGCGGTAACGAGCATTAGGTACTCGTCGCCGGCTTCAACTTCCACACCAGGGTCAAGCTCATGGATAGTTTCCACGTCCACTTCGTCAAGCGTGTAGGAGACAAAATCGCCGTATTCCGGCATATCTTCGTCATCGTCTTCGGGTTCCATGTCCTTATCATTGGGCTCGAAATATTCCGGATGCCACACCGGCAAATGCCAAGGCATCACCGGGACTTCAAACTGTACCGTCAACATGTTACACCTCTTGCTGTTGCTTTGCCTTGATTTCCGCGAGTCTTTCCATCATAGTAACGCGCGGATCGACTTCCGATACCTCAATCGGCGCACCTTTCGGCCCGCTGATTTCAGTCTTATTGGTGTGCATCCCAAGGAGCTTGGATAGGAGCGTGAGCGCTCCAAGCTTATCAATTATTTTTATGTTACGATTACCAAACTTGTCGAATTCAAATCCCACAACAACACCGCTCAACTCTCGCGGCAACTCTTTAATATTCTTCAGCGTTCTTCCGTCGTCTTCGAAGAAATCTGCAAGATTTGCAGTAACCTTTTGGATAAGTTCATCTACTATCCAATTACGTGTAGTAGACCTCTCGTGTAGGATTTGTTCCATAGCAGCCGCCACATGCGGGCGGCGCATGATCTTATCGGCGTATGACGGGGAGTGACCGGCCGCTCTAGCGGCAGCAGATTTGTTTAGACTGACAAAGTATTCTTCAATAAAGGTATATTCTTGCGGATTAAGTTCGTTCTTTACATACCAATCAGGCAAAGGCGAAGGTAATGCGTAATTCACATGTAGTACCAGGAATTAACGGTAGCCGTTGCGGCTACCTGAATGAATTTAATGTTTACCGCGTCGTTAATAGAAATCGTCAATGATTGCCCGATAGGCAATGACATGCCGACGCCAGCGGTCGGCGCGGTGCCGTCCAATCGATAACGAAGATTCGAAGTAGAGCCGGAATCATTCTGGAACAGGCATGTAGTAGCTCCGGCCGCTAATGCAGCGGCAGCGCCGGGGAGCGTGGCAGATGCCGCACAGGTTACACTAAGGTCGTGCGCTTTGAACGCACCAGGGCCTTCTGTCTTTACGCCGTCAGTAACTGATACCGGGTCGGCTGTAGTGCCGTCGGAATTGTAATGTAGAGTCAAACGTGATTCCTATCGCGCGTTGTCAAAAGATTAAGGAAACGTTTAGGTTTCATTGAATAAACATTATCAGATGTAGTTATACAGTCACCATCAACGAACACAACGTTCAACGTATCGCCGCCGTCAGGCAGAAATCCTACATAAATCTGTTTAGCAACGACAGTCTCGGCTAAATCGCTATTTCCATTCTCTTCCGAGACTTTATCGAAGTTATAATTGAATATGAAGTTATCAAAATCTTCGCCGTTTAGTTGAACAATTTTAAAGCCACTTTCTTTAGACTTTTCACGCAAATCAGGCCAAGAAGGACACTTCGCCGCGAAGCTCGGCACAGTGGCTGCAAGCATAAAAATGGCGGTAAGAAGTGTTTTCATGGTGTGACTCCGGTGTTACTCGTCTTCGTCTAGCTCATCTAATCTAGGACACCGCTTTACGCGTCTCCCACGAACTGGGATGATACCGCGTTTTTGTTCTTCAGGTGTTAGCAAGTCGTCGTCAAATATGCTATCTACGCATTCAACGTACAAATCAGAATATTTATCCACTTTTTCACCGAAAGACAATACTTCCACCAATTATTGCGTATTGTTGCATTTTTCGCATCAAAAGTCAACATATGTCATCAGTCATGCCACGTGGCATAATGACGCACGCGCTACGACTCATCCAACCGGAACGCCTTCATGCACACCGGCGCCGCCATATACGCAAATTCCGCCAACGCCTTGGCGTATTGCTGTATTTCCCACTGCGCATGCTCATCATCGCGCAGTGTAATGAAGCGCAGCAAGTTCCATAGATTTACCGTAGCAAACATGCGTGTGTACGTAGATAGTGGCAAGACGCAGCGAGCAAGCTCACGCGGCCAGCCATTTGCTATTAACGTTCTATATGCACCAAATGAAAGTTCGCAACTTTCACTGTAATATACACTCGTTTCTACGCTATTAAGCGAAGTGTCAAATGTACGCCCCTGCTTATTATTTTTCGACTGCACACCAATCTTATCTATATCAGGAACATAGAACTCTTCTGCCAACTCCGTGTAGCGCGCAGACACCTGATTGTAGCTCCACGTCCTATGCCGCTGCCATTGCGCCACCACAAACAACGGAGCCTTGACTTCAAACGTAAACGTCACAGACTCGAATGGTGTACTGTGCTCGTTCTTCATTAGGTACTTAATTAGTTTCTCATCGCTACCATCACCGCGCGGCTCCGCATCATACGACACGCGCGCGGATCGCACGACAGAAAGGTCGCTCCCCATGTTATCAACAAGGCGCACATAGCCGTGGTCAAGTACGTCGATCTTATCGATCATAATCGTAATCCTCTTCGTCTGGTATAAGCTCCCTCACCTCTTCTCGAATATTTTTAAGAACATCTTCAATTCTTGTCATTCTCTCTATTAGACCTTTATTACTTTCTTCAAGACTAAGAATATCCAAGTATATGCGCTTTAGTTCGCTGGCGGCAAACTCAGGCTTTTCCCTTACCATTCGTTCATAGTCGAACGCCAATAAGTTCTGTTTTTTCTCTCTGTAGGTAAGCATTACCTATTCCTCCGCAGCCGGCACATTCGCCAGGTCGTCGCGCCCAAGGTACGCTGCGCCAAGCTCGCGAAACAGATAGTCTATAATCGAAGACGCCATCTTAATGCGCTCACTTTCATGCACAACGCCTGCAGGCTCAAACTTAGTTCCTACAAACGCCTCGACAAATTCCTCCAGCGGCACCCCATACTGCAAGCCTATCGATACGGACTTGGCGAAACAATTCCCGAATGCGCGAAGCGCGGCGCCGTCGCGGTGCATGTCGATAAAGATTTCGCCGAGCCTACCATCGGCGTATTCGCCAGTGTGAAGATAGATAGTGTGGCCACCTACCTTTGCCTTCTGATTCCAGCCTTTGCGTCTAGGCGGTAGACGTTCGCGGTTAGATATATGAACATCACAAAGATATTCAGTAAACCGCGACTTATCTGTGCTGATAGGCTCCATTTCGCCATACGACTCCGGATATGTAGGAATACCGACACATATAGCCATTTCATCTATTCCTTATTACTCAAAGGCTGCGATAGCTTACTACCGTCACGATAGATTGCCACCGCCTTTAGTCCAAGCTTCCAGGACTGCATATACACCGCCTTAACGTCTTCTACAGTGGCGTATTCCGGCATGTTAACAGTCTTGGAGATAGCACCGCTAATGAACGGCTGCGCTGCCGCCATCATGCGCAAGTGCGCATCCGTCGATATTTCGTTGGCGGTTGCGAAGATTGCATAATCCAGCACGTCCATATCAGGAGCACAATCTATACCACCTTTATTGTCTATATGCTCTAATACCTGCCATATTACCGCTTCGCCATATCCAAGCGCGCGCAACCCACTCACCACTTGCTGATTTACTATTCTAATCTTACCACCGCCGGCAAGCTTCTTATGCTGCACAAGCGCGTAAGACGGCTCAATCCCCGTAGTGTCGCAGTCCATGAGCAGGCCAATAGTGCCAGTCGGCGCAATGCAAGTCACTTGCGCGTTGCGGAAGCCGCTATGATAACCATTAAAACGCGCAACGCTCCACAAGCATTCATCGAGGCTACCAAGCGACGCCGTTTCCCTATGTTTATCAATAACAGATAACATCGCGTCTCTATTTTGTTCATACTTCGGAAACGCGCCAAGCTCATTCGCCATTTCCGCCGAAGTCTTGTACGACACCGCGCTCATAAGCGAACTAATGTTCGCACAAATCTCGCGCCCCTCGTCGCTATCGTAAGCAATCCCGAACGCCATCAGATAGCCACCAAAGTTGGCATAGCCAAGCCCTAACGTACGGAAGTCACGGCTCCGCTGCGCAATTTCCCTAGACGGGAACTGGGCCATGGACACGCTAATATCAAGACATATCGTCCACAGTCGCACCGCGTGTTGGAAAGACTCCACGTCGAATCCGTATTCAGTTTTGAACCTAAGAAGGTTAATTGACGCAAGGTTGCAGGCTGTGTCGTCAAGGAACATGTATTCTGAACACGGATTGCTGGCCCGGATTTCACCACTATTCGGACACGTATGCCATCGATTAATCGTGTCATGGAACTGTAACCCCGGGTCCGCAGTCTTGTGGGCTGCGGCACAAATCTTGTCGAATAGCTTTTCAGCGTCTACACCCCATTCTCCACCATCTACCCTATTTACAAGGTAGTGTGTTCCACCTTCTTCTACCAAGTGCATGAACTTGTCAGTCACACGCACAGTATTGTTGCTATTCTGGCCACTAACAGTCTGATACGCTTCGCCCTGCCAATCATAATCAAACTTGTCCGGAGCGCCTGCTACAAGCGCAACTACCTTGTCCTGTTCGTCGCACTTCCAGTTAATGAATTCTTCTATGTCAGGATGGTCTACGTCAACGATAACCATTTTCGCAGCGCGTCGCGTTGTGCCTCCAGATTTAATCGCGCCAGCCGCAGCGTCTCCAATTTTAAGCCATGACATGAGGCCAGAAGATTTGCCGCCACCTGATAAAGGTTCGCCATTTCCCCTAATATTTGAGAAGTTCGTTCCACTTCCACTGCCATATTTGAATAGTCTAGCTTCCTTTGTGAAGAGGTCAAAGATTCCTCCTTCATTGACAAGGTTGTCAGACACGGACTGGATAAAACATGCATGTGGCTGGGGGTGCTCATAAGCGCTCGTGCTCTCTGTCAGGACGCCTGTCTTATAATCAACGTACCAATGGCCTTGCGACGGCCCGTCAATGCCGTAGGCCCAGTGCAGGCCGGTGTTGAACCATTGCGGTGAATTCGGCGCCGCCATTTGCATCGACAGCATAAAGCAGATTTCGTCGTAGAACGCGCGCGCATCGTCTTCACTGTCGAAATAGCCGGCTTTCCAGCCCCAGTACGTCCAACAGCCGGCCATGCGGTGAAAAACTTGCTTGGCTGACGTTTCGGACTGTGACGTATTAGTGTTAGAAAATGACGCGCGGCACGGCCACAAGAACGACGGCACATCTAACTCAGGCATAGGCATTAGTAGCTCCGGCACACCGGACTTACGAAAATACTTATGAGCCAAGATATCGGCCGCAGTCTGCGACCACGCCACTGGCACATCGACATTCTCAATAGTGGTGTCGCCGAGCGTCGATGTTACCGTATGGAATGGAATGAACTCATACGGACTCAGTGTTGGTACAGTATAGCGTCGTTGAATTTTCATTTGATTCACCCACACCCTGTGTTGCTACCGCACTCTTGGCACGTAAGACATGCGCCAGTGCGGCGCATAGAAAAACTACCGCACTCGTTGCACATATCGCCGGTGAATCCATGTGACTTGGCGCTATCTTTGCGCTTATCGGTCGAACGTTGCATTAGCGTCCACGCCGTTTCTGTTTCCATGCTCACGATATGCCACCTATCATAGTCTTTGTCAAGACAAAAGACTCATAATGTAGTCCGCTGCATCTTGTACTGTGCCATTATTTTTAAGTACATACTCGACAGGAAAATCCTGTCGCTCGGACGAATGGCCTTCAATGCCACCGGCCGCGCCTGCCGTGGGCCGCACAATTCTAAATACAGTGGCGTAGCCTATAGATTTTGCCATAGCTACCTCATTGGCGTATCGGCAGTCGTCAACTATAACGTTTGACGAGTAAAAAGTTACATCATTTCTCCAAAGCATAGCCCAAAAATCAGGATTCAACTCGCGTCCCCAGTCGCCAAGCTTCTGCATGGCTTTACGTGGCGTCGCGCCGCAAAGCCTCATGCACGGCACTTCCTTTAGACTTCCAGATACATCTCCAGATGACAGCCCAAGTGAATGCAGCATGTCCTTGATTGGCTTGGAGAATGGTATACGCATATAGCCGTACTCGCGCTCAATATACCGCGCGATTTCGGTCTTACCGCTACCAGCGATACCAGTGAGAACGATGATTTTCCTCATTCTAGTTCCCCGCGCCACACTGTCGAACTAAATCTATCAGCTAACTCACGAAGAACTGTCTCACGCATTTCCCACGTTTCTCCGCCGTCCATTTCATCATCAAACAAGAGTTGCTCAAAATTAAGCAACTCTTCGTAAGTCATGTCTTTTAGTTCTTTGTTCACGATTCCACATCCTCAAATCTATCGATAGCTGCGTCGAGACGTTCGTCGTAAAACTCATCTTCAATACCGGCATATCTGGCACATATATTCCTTACAATAGTGTATGCCTCAAACAATTTAATTCTAGTTTCACAATCACCGCGCAAATGAGTTACGTAACCCTTTATACTACAGGCGAGTTCCGCCAGGCCTTCGGCAGTGCCGCAATTAACTATCATAGTTTCAACATAATCAACGTCTTCATCGAATGTCATGACTCCACATCCGCCAACACTTCTACATCACCTGGTAGGTAATGCTCACTATATCCACCATCTTTACTGGAACATGATGCTATAGCAGCGCCGGCCAAACTAGCTGCTTTTAAAACAGTACATTCAATGGTAAGTACAAACTTTTCTCCAACCTTAAGAGTCCTTAGTTTCGTCGTTCTATGCGTCATGCCTCCACATCCACTATCTCTGACTGATTCTGTATCTGGTTGTGCACCTTGAACGCATTCGTGTAGTACGGGAATCGCGTCGCCTTCTTCTTCTTATCAGTCCATTGCCACGGACCAGTCCTATCATCAAAATCAGTAAGATAAAGCTCGCAGCCTAGCATTTTGATTATGTACTTCATGACAGCACGACATCTCCTTGACTACTTCTTTTTCTGGTCGGCTTCCCGCCGCTGAAACTCATACAAGTGGACGGCGATGTCGGCACGCTGGTAAAAGGTATCAGTTCGCTTTAAGCCTTACTCGCCGTACACAATTCAAGATATGCCACATGTCATGCAAAGAGTCAAGAAAAAAGATGCGGCCGTAGCCGCATCCATTGCTTGTTAGTGATTTACTGCACGTTAATCAACCACGCCCCGTCAGCACCGAGCACGTAGTAGAGCCCGTAGATGAACTGGTCGCCGATGGCGTCACGAATAGGAGCAACAGACCATCCTTGAATAAACGTGGAAATACCACCAGGAGCCAGGTTTTTCCACGTCCCGTTGGTGCAGCTAGTAACACTACCATTGCTGCCATCGTCGATGGAGCGCCAGATGCCGTACACGGCATTGGCTTCCACGTTTCCAGCATCGTACCACCCGGCAACAATAATCGACGGATAGGTCTCGTTCGGCGCTACCTTACCAAAACCAACGGTGTGCGGAGTAAAGAACCCAGGCACCGTTGCCCACGTAACGCTACCAGTGGTATTGTTCACGCCATTGCAGGTACGCTGCAATTTCGTTGCCGAGCCCACGACATACTCAGCATTGCCGCTGCCTTGCGGCCCCGCGACGTAGAACAGGTGACCAGCCTGTCCGGGCACGACCCGTAGGGTACCATGCACAGTACTTCCCGAAAAACCAGTGGTGTTGGTCACTAAAGTCGGCGCACCACAGTTAGTCCACTTGAGCAGACCATAGTCAGTGTTGACACCGTAGAAGGTGTTGGCCGTCACCTGATCCGCCGCAATCTCCGTTGCGTAATAGCCGGCGCTAATTGGCCAACCTGTGCTCCCGTAAACAACCGCACCGGTGACAATACTGTCGCCAGGCGGGACTACAAAAGCAGTTAAGGTTACGGTATTTGTAGCCACCGTGTATTGAGTAGTAGATATTGCCCGCCCAGATGCTAGTTGTATGTTTATTGCGCGGGGAGACACCAGCGTAGCGCCATTCACCACAGTAAAGACACTAGCACCAGCCGCATACGGCCCACCGGTTACCGTAGTTAGTGGTAGTGGTCCGGCAGGTGCATCAACTTCGCTGTAGCTAGCTCCGCCGTTCGCCGTGCACATCGGGAACGTCGAATCTGCGCCGTACATTGTCCAGTTAGACGTAGACGCAGCCGCAATACCACCACCAGGGGCGCCCCAAGTGCTGACAACCCCGCCAGTCACGTAGCTGTCACCAGTAGCAAACGACGACGACGGCCCTAGGTCGAAGCTTTTGCCGGACAAATTCTGTACAATCCAGCAACCGTTAACAACTGTTGTAGTGGTCATCGTCGCCCCGGTTATACAGACAGGATATCCACTGGCAACAAGCGCGGCTAATGTAGTGACCTTTACCTTTCCGCTATCGTTCACTACGTTGACTAGAGTACCGTTCCCGACGTAGGAAATCAGCGCTGTAGCAGGCACGTACAGAGTTGTGTTATGAGTTCCAACAACCCCCCAGGTGCTACCCTGCAGGGTAACATGCGTAGAGTCAACAACTGTCGCGCCGAAGCAACGAAGCGGCAGTTCACTTTGAGAGTTTAAATCGCCCGAAACAGCGCAAATAATCGACCCGGCCCCGGCAGACCAGGTAGTCAATCCCGTCGTGGACGGAACAGTAGCCTCGATAAGACCGCCGCTGTTAGCAAACGCACTTGGAGCTACGGTAGCGTTCCACGTATTCAACGGCAGGTAGTTTGATACAAACCCGTCAGTGGATACGCCGGAGTAGTCGAAGCCAACATTGAAGTCAGACGACACCTTAGCGAACGTTGCCGTGCCGTCTGGCGTGATAGAGAGACCGGAAGCGTACGAGAGTGGAGTGATAGTATTTATCGTACCACAAACTGCCGCGTTATTCGTCAGATTGTAAGTCGTGCTTAGATGACAAGTACCTTCGTCTTGTACACCGATTGTCACCCCGCCTGCGGAGAAGTTCGCGGCTTTCCCGGTCGGCAACAGTTCCTCGACGCCATTAACCTGAGCAGTCCAGGTAAAGGCTGCAGTCGGCAATGGTGTCGTCCAGTAACCCTGGGCATGAGCGGCAAGGAGCCCGCCATTGATTGGATCAAAGTCGATGTCCTGGCCTCCAGCCTGCTCGAGAACCTGCATAGTGGCTTGCCACGGAGAGTCGCCACCAGCCCAGCTTGCTGAGTAAGAATTCCAAGTCGGCGTCGCAACGTTGGCGTTTAGTGTAACCCAAAGCTTAGTAGAACCACCAAGTCCAACAACCTGGTCACCATTACTCGGATTAATGGCAATCGAGTTGCAGCAAGCGCCTGGTGCAGTCATTTTCAGCCAAGTCGCCGCCGAGTAGCGCCAGATATCTGCCGCGCCATCAATAGCCCATACGTTACCACCACCTGCGGTAGCATATGAAACTTTCAAACGCCTTACGTTACCAGTAGGACCGCCGGTCGTGGCGGCCCACGCAGTTCCGGCGTTGTTCGTTACATAAACACCACCATTGCTAGTCCAGATGTAGGCGTTAGTCGAGCAAGTACCTACACCGACATGGCAGAGCATAGTCGCGGTAGGATCGAACGCAACGCGATACCCCATGGTGCCAGACAGTGGGATCGACGTGGTGGCTATCTGCGTCCAAGTTGGGCTACACGAAGTACCGTTAAACGTTTCCCATACACCCTGCGTTGATAGGGGTGTACTGCTTACGGTAGTACCGACAATAACGTGGTCATTATTGTTCGGATCAACAGCAAGTGTAGGCCCTTCGAAGCGCGTATTGTGTAAGTTTGCCGGGTCTAACGTCTGCTGTACCATATTGCCGTTATCACGGCACCATGTCGTTCCGGTGCCAGGCAGACCGTTTTGTAGGTTAGATGTGTAGAATACATAACCGCCGTAGTACATATAAGCGGCACTTGCGTTGGTATTGCTTGCCGCTATCTCGTCAATTGAGAGCCCATAGCCATTCGGAATGAAGTCACCTGACGACATGCTCGATGCAGTGATAAGCTGCTGCCATATCGGATATTGGTTACCGCCCCATACATACAGGCCACCAGCATCAGTACGCGCGAGACGCACACCGGTTCCAGGCGGTGTACTCATGCCTGATATCAGTCCACCGCCACCAATCTTTAGGCGTTGGATAGTCGGCGGTGCTTGCGCCACCGCCGAGCTTGCCATCGTAAAAGCAAGAAAGGCTGAAACTGCGGCCTTATACGTCATATTCAAGATATTACCCAAGTTGTACTCTCCTTTTAGGGCGTATCGCCCGATAGATACCACGTATGGTATCCGTCGCGCGATAAGCATGTATGTGGACGGTGAGCGCGGCTTACTCTTTAAAGGCGTCATACCTTGGCTAGCCTTACTCACCGTCCACAATTCAAGATATGCCATGTGTCATATCCTTAGTCAAGCACTATCACAGGCTCTACTGTTCTAGTATATTCTCCGAATTGACGATGGTAAGTAATCACCTGTACCGACGCGCCGCTGACGTATCCTTGGCCGTAATGCCATTCGTCTTGCGGTATCGGTGCGCGATGCGCTTCACAAATGACGCCCAAATATTCTTTAGACGTAAATCTCTCTTGGTGGTGTACGTGAAATCCATGGGCGTATCTATGCGTTGTATCAGCCCAAATACCTTTTTCGCGCGAAGCCATGAGCCCAGGCATTTGCGAAAGCTTGGCCGCGTGACCATGGATTGCAGATACCATGGTATTACCAAATTGGTAATGCCAATCCATTGCCGGCGAGCTATCAACCGATATGCGCGGAGCCTGATTGCGGTAATGCGCGGCGAGCGCAAGCATGATAGCCACCGAACTGTACTCATCATGATTACCTTTCAGAATGCGAACAATTACACGGCCATTGTGCACCGCCGCGGTGTCGATAGTTCGTATCATCAGTCGCAATGCGACTTCTAATCCTTTTTGGTGCCGTCCATCGCAGTCCAGGACATTGCCTGACTTAGCAGTTCGATTGGTGTTATCATCATTGTGAAGCAAATCTCCGCCGCCCAACACAATAGCTGTGCCTGCGCGCCTAGCGCGACTTATAACTGACGAGATTGCATCTCCGATTGATCGCTCAGCAATTGCCAAATCCCAATTCTTGCCAACTTCGCGCTTCCAAGTTAGCAGGTTAAGATGAAAATCATTACAAGGTATAAAGTTACAAAAGTCTTCCTCGACAAATAGCGGTGTATCCTGTACTATAGATTTGCCTTCATAAGGCAAAAGTCCATTACGAAATACACTGTCCCAATCTACGTCGGCTCCTTCGCGCGTCTTAGTCCACTGCCCCTTTACGCGGCCTTCGGCGTCCGTGTACGCGGAGACGCCTTTGACTTGATGTCCGGCCGGCACTTCGAACTTATCACCAGGCGATGGCTTTTGCTGCACATAGTCGCCGTGCGGACCGCTAGACACCTGCGTAATCTCGAAGCCCGGCAGCACAGGCTTAAATCCAAGCAGCCCAAGCTTAGCAGCTTTCTCCAGGCGCTCCCGCAAGCTCCGGCGGCTAATGCCGAGCGCGTGGGCCGCCTTGCGTTGACTACCGTGGTGTTGGTGCGCCGCGACAGCTTCTTCTAGCTTGATTATCACTTCACAAGCTCCGCATAGAATCTAGTTTCGAGTTGTCCTCTAACATTAAATCTTTTTACTAAACCTTGCTCCTCAACCAAGATAATTCTCTCTTCATTATCTTTCCACCTATCACCGGCAAAATCATTATTTAACTCCGCAAACACTTCCGCGGCTCCCCACATGTTAAGCGCTTCCACTTCTATCCAATAGGGGATAATAGCCGCGTCTAAAACGCACTTGAACTTAGGCATGTTCACCACCTTTTTCCTCAAGCACCATTTTGCCAACTACAGTTGTTTCAAGCTTATAGAGTCTAGCCGTCAACCTAGAATCAATCGCCAGTCGTTCACGACACCAGACTAGTGCTGCATCCCTACTGGGAAACATTTCCTGCAAAACTCTGTGGCGAACCATCCCTATAGTAGCCTCGGCGGCTACTATCTCGTCATTCATTACTATAGCTGCGTAAATCATTTTCACCACTCAATTATGTCTTGTATCAGCAGCGCGCCTACTAGAATTAGGCTGATTAAAACGCCACAATCCACAAGTTCCCACGTCATTTCAGTCCACATAGCAATCACTCATCACACAACATCCTTTCGATTTTGCCGGTCAAGTCTGACTGGTCAGCATCGACTAAGAGATATACAGCGTCGCGCATCACCAAAAGCTCACGTTTGGTGAATTGTTCGGCCAACACCGCTCTAGTCGCAGGTGGTACTATTGCCGAATACCAACACCACGCATCACCCCTAGATACATACACGCCGTCAGGTGCCAACGGCGCCGACGACGGCGGCGGATACGCATATTGACAATCGAAAGGGCCTCCTACACACAAATCCATTGCTTTTGCCATCTTATGCTCCAATTGCTCGCCACGCGACTGCAATCGCGACACCGACTGTCTTAACTACGCGCCACGCGAATCTATCAGGCTTTCGCGCGTAGCTACCATTATAATAGTAGATTGTCATCTACCTCTCCCACTGTATCCAAACATTTCAGACAGCTTGTCTAGCGACTCACGAAATCGCTTAAGAAAATACGCCGCGCCGACCTTCGTATTGTCACCTAATTGCTCTATTGAGATACCGTCCGACAGAACCGCGCGCACCACGTTGAAATTGCGCGCACCGAGCAGCGCCTTCGCATCGACAAGCTTGCGTCCGTTCTTAATCTGTCGGTCGCTAATAGGGTCAATGAACTGCCCGCGGCCGTCTACAGGCTCCTTAGTCGTGTCCATGGCCTTGACACCACCAGCACCATTTTCCTCGAAAAGCCTCTGCACGTGCCGCCCAACAGCGAAGTGGTGGGGAGAAATATGATTGCGTGCTGAAAGTCTACCAAGCTCGTCATCGCGTACCGACGCGGTAACAACGATTTCACGGCCGGCATTCAACGGGTCGGCGACCCGACGTGGCGCCGTAAGCGCATTGAACGGCATCGCATTATCAGCGACACGCCTGTCAATCTGTGGTGAAATCTGAATTGCCATCATGGTCACCTTATGCCACATGGCATAATCGAAGTCAAGTCTTTTCTTGCGCGATGCCAGACAAGGCAAGCTTGCACTTCGCTGTGTCCACAGCCATAAGCGCGCACAATGCTGTGTCAATAAGCCTACCAATCACAACAGCCTCGTTTTGTGACCCGCACCTAGGACACTCAGGACCAGTGTCCAAATCCTCATTGCAGTCCTGAGCGTAACAGCGGCGTGTCATGATTTATCCTCGATCAATGCTGTAAAAGCAAAGCTTGCAAAAGCTCATGAACCTCCGCTTTAACCTTACATAGCGCAATCTTCTGCGCTTCACTAGCCGAAGTAGCATCAGACAACAAATACGTGTCATACCACGGAGCACAGTGCATTACCCACTGTCCTTTGTAATCACGGTGCCAATTCGTCAAGACGATACTTAAATAGTCAGTAACCTGAAGCTGCCAACTTAAAGGCACGCGGCTGCCGCTCTTCGTATAGCTAGTTACGTCTTTCCAGGTCGCCATGTCATTCGTTCCTTCTATACCGTCTATATGCCACCTATCATGTCGGCTGTCAAGCGTCATATTGTCACAGCCACTGCGATAGCGACACGCACCAATACGCCATGTCCGAAGCGTCTAAGCCGCCCAAGAAGAGCATTAGTTGGTGCGCCGTGTTCATGTCAATAGGCCGTGGTTATAGCCCAAAGTGGGGAATAGGCCGTGGTGATACCACTAAGCGGTGCTACCCACACATCGACGCTTACCGCATCGACAGGTAACAGTTGCGTTGTTACCTTCTGCAAGGCGTGGCGCAAGTCCTCGGCGAACACCACCCGTGGTGACGGTTCAATATCGCATCCACCTTCGTCCCTAAGGACGTACAAGAACCTCGATTCGCTCATGTCCGTGTCTCCCGTTTCCATGACCACAACATGCCAGGTGGCACGACAGAAGGCAAATCACAAGAACGTGATGTCCCTTATTTAAGCAAGGCACTTTTGGCTTAATTAGTGAACAAGCTAATGTAAGCGAACTTAAATAACGTACCCTTGCTCGCTCCCAATTTGCGAAACGCGCCTGGGAAGGCCGCTGGTGCGTTTGTTTGCACTTAGACTTATCGGTGTAGCAGCCGCCCATCCTAACAAGTGGGTGGTGCCTCTACCGAAGAGTACGAAGCCTTTCACCACTCTACTCGCGTCCAGGTTCCGTAATAGACTAGACTAGCACACTTTTCAGTTGAGTGGCACTGCAAAATACGTTACGACTTCCGGGTTGTGTGGTATCTAATGGCAAATTAGGACTATTTTATAGGCAAAATTAATCTTATTGTTCAATGAAAACAACGTCCTTACAAGGATACTGTTATGCAAAATTATACGCCTTGCATAACAGAAGAAAGAAGAGAAAGAGCCTACAGCCTGTAGCTTATCTATCTTCTCTTCTATTCTATTATTATATATTACAATAAGTGTCGCATATTCCAATACCTTGGACTTTCAACGCGTGGTTGTGTGTCTTTAAGGCAACATTCGTGGCGTCTATGGGTGGCGAGCGACTGTGTGTGTGAGAAGCCTAAGGCATAAGAGTATAATCGAAAATCCTACGAAAAAACAGCGGAGCTTCGACAATTAATTCAATAGCTTAGTAGAATTCTACTTTTATGCTTCTATTAAACTGGCCGTATAAGAGTGTATAACAGTAACTAAACACCACACCTATGTATTTGATATCGTTACATTTCTTTCACTGTATACCTTCCTATCGCCTACTTACTCCTACCTATTTAAAAAGCTACCATAATCGTACCATTACAGAAGGCTTGACATCAATCATGACACGTGGCATATACGTGAAACACACAAGGAGAGTGACACGTGGAAACCGCACACACTGAAATCCCGGTAGACGCCGTCGTTTTTAGGCAGGACCTATATCCGCGCCTCAAGCACAATCCGGTACTGGTGCAGCGCTACGCGCAGGACTTATCGGTCCTGCCGCCTATCGAGCTTAATCAGGACCGTATCCTGATTGACGGCTGGAACCGCTGGACTGCTCACAAGAGCGAAAAAGCAGAGACCATCAAAGTCATCACGACACATACCGAAAGCGACGCTCAGCTTCTTGATTTGGCGGTGGAACGCAATGCGTCGCACGGAGAGCAACTAGACCGTTCGGATAAAAAGGCATTGTCCTTAAGGATGTATGCGGCAACACCATCCGATCTACGTAAAGGCAAAAAAGAACATCTCTGTAAGCTGTTCTCGGTAAGCGCCAGCACTATGGCAGATTGGTGTTCCGATCTTGATACAGTAGAGCGCGAAGCGCGCCTTAAGCGCATCTACGACGCATGGCTCGCATGCGACACGCAGGAAGTCATCGCTGAGCGCGAAGGTATTGGTCGCAAGACGGTAGATGACTACGTACAAGGGTTTGGCGGTTTTTCCGGCTCTGGAATTTTCGCCAAGAATGCCGCGGCACTGGCAGTGTTCCAGGACGGCGTGGATGACGAAGGCGACGAGCGGTGGCCGGTGCCTATATACAATGTGTGGAGTACCAGCAAGAAGACAAACAAAGTGTCACACTTCGGTAACACTGAAAAACGTTGGCTTGAAAATCTGCTCTATTCCTACACTGATCCATTTGACATCGTGGTAGATCCATTTGCCGGTGGCGGTTCCACGATTGACGTGTGCAAGAAGAGATTCCGGCGCTATCTGGTAAGCGATAGAGCGCCAATAATGGCGCGCGCTTCCGAAATAAGGAAACACGACTTGTTGGATGGGCCGCTGAAACCTTCACAATGGAAGGACGTTAAGTTGGTTTTTCTAGACCCTCCATACTGGTGGCAGGCCAAGGGTAAGTACAGTGAAGACCCGACCGACCTAGCAAACATGTCTCTCAAAGACTTCAACGCGGCGCTTTCCGGCATCATCAATGGATACGCTGACAAGTTATCGTGCGGAGCGCACATCGCACTAATCATTCAGCCGACGCAATGGGTGGCTCCAGAACGCCAGTTCACGGACCACGTTGGCGACATGCTTAAGCTAGCCAACAAGGACATGCTCATTGTAGACATGCGCTTCTCGGCGCCGTATTCGACCGAACAGTATAACGCGCAACAGGTTAACTGGGCCAAAGAAAACAAGCGCTGCCTCGTTCTCACACGTGAAATCATCGTGTGGAAGGTGGTGAAGTGACACGACAAATGAATGACGAATCGCGATCCACGCCGCTAGGATTGTGGTTCCGTCGTGAGTGCAAATCGTCGAAAGACGGTTTGTGCATCTCGAATCTTGACTATATACTACAAGATTACAAGCATCAGAAGCTGCAACTTATGGAGGAAAAGCAGTATACTGGTAAGCTTGAATACGGACAAAAGCAATTGTTCGCGCACCTGGACCGCACGATAAAGGCCGCGGTGCGCAAACCTATAGCAAACCAAATGTGGGAATACTGGGGATTCTATGTGATCAGCATGCCGAGCGGTGAGCCTGGTGACGACACGACGCTAAACGGCAAATTGATCACAGAGAACCAACTTAGAATGCACTGCAACTTTGAAAAAAAGTTTTGCAGTCCGATGTTCTAGCATGCCGCCTCCTCCCCAACCACCCCATGCCGGCTAATCCGGCTATGAACAGCGGCAGCGCAGCCGGTAGCGGTGTTGCGGTAAGAGCAGGAGATACACTCCACCCGCCACCAGTCGGATTAGCCCAGGCAGAGATTCCACTTTCTACGCTATCGCCCGCCGCTAGTGATGAGAAGAAGACAATATTTACGTCTAGGAACCCGAAAAAGTTCCAGTTTGTCACAAGCCCGTTAGCAAAAGTTGCGGTGCCGAAGAAAGACTCAGCGGGGGTTTCCGGCATTAGAACGGTCGTAAGGTCCTGCGGCCCATTCAGTAAATTGGCATTGCCAGCGTAGCCAAACGTGAAATCTAGACCGAAAGGTCCAAAGGTGTCTGAGTTGGCCGGCTGAAGTAATGACTCGTAGGTGTAGGTGTAAAATGGTGTGGCATTTGCTGCGGTGCAGAACGCGACGATAGCGGCGACGATAGCGGATTTCATGACGGACTCCTATGTTGAAAAGGCATGGTAGCACGGGTTGAGAAGGTGCGCAACGCCGATCACGAATTCGTGATTTGCCAGGTGGCATGACAGGTGGCATATTCAAATCATGGAAACGCGGAGAGAGAACATGACTGACATACGCCACGTAGGAATCAGAACACACATTGTATACCCACCTATCCCAATACGAAACTTCGATTGGGCGGCGTACTTCGAAGACGACGAGCCGACCGACAACGGATACATGCACCAAGGATTCGGTTCAACAGAGCAGGAAGCAATCGACGACCTTCTAGAGAGCTATGAGTCATGACCGACAAGAAATATAAGGAGTGGCGGAGCCACGTGATTTCATCCCTCCAGATAATGGACGTAGATAGTCGTCTTAGCGGCGCGGAAGGAAAGCTTTGCAAAAGGATGTACCGCGTCGATAATGATATCATCTCCTCGGCGCACTCAATGGCTAACACCATCGTAACGAATAGGACGTTAAAGCTACATGAATTACTATCAAAGGTGTACGGATATGACAGCCTTTGATGAGACCTGTGCCAATATAGCGAAGCTCAGGCATCCACTGCACCCGGCCGAAACTGTGCGGCGCGTGCGTATTCGTGGAATAGCACCGTACATCATGAACCTCGACGCTATCGTTGATGCGCGTAACGCGGAGCTAGCTAAACGTGTCAGTGCTAAGCGAAACTGGGGAGCATACACTGGCGGCAACGCCACGCTAATGCTTTTGAACGAGCAACGTCTACAGGCGCGGTGGCAGCGCCGATATGGCATGAGACACATGCAGGAAGCAGCGGAGTAACGGATATGGACGAGCACGAAATACACAACGCGCGAAAATGGTACTCTAAGCACCGTGAGCACGTGGACCGCCTTTTGAATACGTTCGACCAGACGGCATACCCGCCAAGTGGTGCCGATTGCATCAGGCCAGAATTATGGAAGACAGCGCATTGGCGATGGCTAAGCCATGTTGTAGAAGCAAGGAGAGAGCGCGGCACAGAAAAATTGGCGCGACTTCGCGCTTTAGGTAAGCGCTTTTTGCACATGCTGTGGCCATGGATGGATTGATTTGCTATAAATTATGACACGTGGCATGCTTTAGAACGAGGAGACTAAAAATGTCAGACACCAAAATCTACAGCGTCAAGTCGAATGCCTCACGAGCGGCCGTAAAGGCAGGCCTGACGCGCCAGGATATCCTGCCTGTTACCGACGGCTGGATTGTGCACCAAGCAACGCTCGCCGACCCTATAGGCGACGTGGATGCGTCTGTCGGGCTGTCAATCGTTAGCGCGGCGGAGTTGGCCGCATCAGTCGTGTATGACGAAAGCGAATACGCTGACGACGCGTACGTGAATTCGCTTACGGCGGTGGATGACGTGTCCGAACCGTGCGTACAGTATTCGGACGGACTAATTATAGGAGAATATCTATATACTGGATTAACTCCTATTAAATCTGAAGACTGGCCTGACACGAAGGAAATCGTAGTAACTGTTAACTTCGCTTCTGCAAAAGAACACGCCGAGTCGCTCAACTTTTCTGTGAACGCAGACGCGGCAATTGAAAAGCCGTCACGAAAGTACAAAGGTAGTCCAGCCTTTAAAGGTAGGCGCTGCGCGCAGCCTGGGTCGCAAGGCCGTACGCGCGACTTAGTCGAGCGCATGAAGGCTGGATGGGTGGTAATGGAAGAAATCATGCGCGAGTTTGACTGGCGCCGGTCGGAGACATTCCGCGGTGCTCTAGGATACGCGCGCAAGAACTTCGGCGTTAAAACTGAATGTGAGCGGCGCGGCGGAAAGACATGCTACCGGATAGTGGAGGCTTGAACATGGACACGCGCGAAAGTATGATACAAGAGATACTAGACTTGCTGGTATCTGCCAACGATCACCGTATCGGTAGCTATATGTTGGATAGCGACGATAAATATATCACAAATATCGACGGCACAAGAAAGATTCTGCACAGAGAAGAGCTAGAAGATGAACTGCGACCATATGCAGTTGATCTTGTAGACCGCTGTATAGGTCTTAGATACGCATGTGATTGTGAGGCTTGAAATGTGCAACACACTAATGATTGAGATTTACTACAACGGTGAGTGGTATTGGCTCGTTCGTCTTAATGACGAAACCATAGCCAACGGAGTCGAAACAGACGCGCCGCACGCCTATTACAGGGCTGCTAAGGTGTGTATGGAGCGTGGTATACCTCTAAATTGAAATATGCCACCTAGCATAATGCTAGGCAGCACGATACCACTTAGCCGGCGGCCCCTTCTTACCGGGCCGCTTTTCTATTTTTACCTTTCCACTCTCTATCATGCCGTCAATATGGTCCGCTATCGCGGCCTTTTTCATGGTGCGCGCCAGAAAGCGCAGCACATCCGAATGGCTGATTTCACGCTTGGACTTTATAAGCTGGTATATTTTGTCGTATGACTTTGTGTGTCCGATTTCGTCCTTTACCATTTTATCGTGCGCTTCGTGAGCGAGCAGGCGGCCGCAAATATCGGCCAATTCGACAGCCCATTGGATATCGTCAACGTTAATTTCCGCAGCGTCTCCGGCGCGTCCGATAGCTCTAATAGTGGCCAAGCGAACGGCCATTTCGGCGCTGCGCGCGATGAAGCACTCAAGGCTTTGGTCGGCGTTGATGCGACTATCGACGTAATCTTCATAGTTCTCATAGATGAGTTTTGCCGCCACGCTCTCCCATGGCACTGTCACAGGCGGCCGCGCAAGCTTAGACGGGTCATCCGGAGTCCACAGCGCTTGCAGTCGCGCCGCCAATTCAGGCGGTACATTGCGCGCGCTCTTAGGATTCTTCTCTCGCTTCACATCGCCGCTTATCGACAGCACAAGGAACCGATTGAGCGTTCCATTCGACAGGTCACCGTCACCAAGCGCTTCATAGAATTCTGCGTGCGTGGATGCGCCTAGGATTGATAGCGCCGGCCACCGTATCGTCGAGGACTTGCGGCCGGCGTAGGCCGGCGTAGTGATAAGGTCGAACGATGAGCCCCACGCGGTGCGTAGGACCTTAGTGACATTCTTCTCCCAGCCCGATGCGCGCTTAGCTGTGATTCGCTTCAAGAAGCTGCCAAACTCGTCCATTGGACACAACGAGCAAGGCTGGTCCACCATAGTGTTATTGACGGCGCTGTCGGTCGTGAACTCAGACGCGCCTAGTAGGTGATTGGCCTTTGCCGCGTCGAGTAGCCGGCCGGCTGACTTCAATGGGTGGTCTTTGCCGCTCCCGGTGCGCCCCAGCATAAGCACGTACAAGTGCGTTCCGGAGTCCGTCGGCCCCCCTACGCGGCGGCCAATCAACGTCCCGATAGTCGTCAGCGCGGTGCCGAGCGCAAGGATACGATTAGGCACACGTGCGGTGCTCACCACCCATTCGATGATTTCGCCTACTAGGCCCGGAACGTCGCGCGTAAGCGGCTCGATTGACTTGAAAGCCTCGACTACTTCGCCGGTGTCGGGGTCGTGGTCCATCTGTGCAGGCACTTCGTCAAAAAAGTGCGGCGGGTCTAGCGGCTTCAGCCGGCCGCTGTTGTAGCCGCTCTTGTACGTATCATTGAATGCTTTAAGGCCGTCGTCCTGAATCATTCTGTTGCGGTGGCACGCGTCCTTAAACGCAGAGTAGATTTCGCTTTCTGATAACTTGCCCCACTCTACCATTCCGGCGATGTAGTGCACCTTTTCGTTGAGTATGTTATTTCTGCTACCCTTGAATGTGCCAGCCACGTCATTCGCCGCGCCTTCTAGCGACGCGACAGCGTAGTGGTGCAGCCTGTCGATGGGCGGCTGCTCTACTAGTGGGCTCTCGTTATTGGTCAATAGCTCCACGAACCATGCCGGCAACTCAGGTATCGTACCGGCTTTGTAGCTTTCAATAAGGTCAGGTGAGCCTTCGGCGAGCGTGTATAGCAGGTCAGTCTCCGCGCGGCCGCCTGATGATAGCGGAGAGCCCGCGGCGATAGTCGTGCCGACAGCGATGATGTACCCGCCACTGCCGCGGATGTTGATTCCTTTGCCGCGCAGCTTGCCTTCGCGATTGCCGAGCGTGTTGGAGTCGGGCTGGCGGAAAATGTGGTGAAATCCGTTCGGCGTCTTCACGCAAGGATGGTCTGGCAACGGCTCGTTGGCCGCTTCAAGCAGTTCGAAAGCCTCAATACCGTCCACGTCATCGACGTGTCGGTCCGGGTCAATGACTAAGAGTCCGCTCTTCCCGCAGTCAATCGCAGGCAGGGATGCAGGATTCTGCCGCCACCATGTTGATACAATATCGATGTCGTTTGTGGATTGTTCGCTCCACTTGCCTACCTTGGGCTGCTTGTTCGACGAACAAGGGAAAATGTACAGGCCGGCCCACGCTAGGTCTAAAGCAGCCTGTACGTTGTTCATTATGCCACCTGTCATATTTATATTCAAAATGGAGCCGAATGTGACGTGATACGATTTACCATGGTAGTAGCGTATTCTTTTAGAAATCGCAGTCCGAATTCCGTTATGTCTTGTTCACTGATTGTTTGCAGTACCGGCACAATGTCAGGATACTTGTCTGCTAGCATATCAAACATTGCCGCAACACCTTCCCGCACCGCACCGATTTCGAATTCGTCGCGTTTGATTTCACCCATGTTATATACCTTTTGTGCGATTTCTGTACAAGCTATATTGCCGCACAGCCACATAAGCTTTGCGCGGTCGTTGTGTCGATAGCCTATGTACGTGGCGCGGCGCGCGCATACGCCACACACGGCAGGCTCTTTGCTGTCACACAGCCTACGGATGCTCATGTTTCGGCGTCCTGTGCTGCACGCAACGCAGCATATGCCGTTTCAAGATATTTATTCCATGTGTCTTCGTCGAGTGGCAGTTCGTGCGGCGGGAACATGCACTTGATAATCGCCATTGCTGCGGCTTCTTGCATCTCGTAGGTGATTTTCATTTCGGCTCTATCTTTCCAAGTTCTACGCCTTCTTCTGCGTCAAAGTATCCGTTTGACCAGTCCCATGATTGTCCGAACTTTTTTGGATTATCGTCGATATTATCTCCGCGCAAGAAAGCTAACCAGCCTTCCACGTAAGCGATATTCACAGGTTTCATGTTGCCAACTCCGCTCTAATGTAGGCTAATATATAGGATATGGCATCTTCTTTCCTGACAGTGCTACTAGAATGTACACCTCTTTCGCTTTCTATTCCCCAAATCCAGTTGTGTCCGCTTAAATTGCATTCTGGTCTATATTGCAATGTTGCGATGAAGTTCATAGTCTCTTTCTTACCTGTTGTCATGTTGTTAACTCCACCATTCTAGCTGTTAGACGTTCGTCCACTTCGAATACTACACCGTCACGCTCAAGCCTATACCTAAGTACGCGCCACCACTCACCGTCTTTAATTACCATGATTTCGTGAGCTATAGCAAGTTCGTCGGTGCGCTGTATTGCTTCATCGGTAGTTTTAGGAAACGGAACAGCGCCCCCCATGGCGCGCCACCACGCAGTCGCGCGTCCTTTTGCGACGCCTGTATGTTCAAAGCAAACCCATTCGTTGTATGTAGTAATACCGCACACATATATCACCTTCATGGATGGCGGCTTGCCTTCTTTGTGGTGCTCGTTAATTAGTATGTCATTAACTTTTATCCATTTGTTCACGATTTCACGCATCATAACTGGAAGCGCTTCCACCACGGCGCCATGGCGCGCCGGTGGCTCCGGCCACTGGTAAGCACAATTCGTGCATGTCAAAGCCGAAATCGTATTGAAGACTGTGCACGACGGGCACAGCTTCGCGCGTATCGACGACGGCTCCGTCTTTTCTAGGCTTTGTCCTTTTTTTTTACTGCGAACGTTCACAGCATCAACCGGTCCATGCCGACGTACGTTGCCACCAAAATCGCATACGATGCACTCATTTTTTCCCGGCGAGAGGCGCGTCCCGCGTCCCAACATTTGAACGTACTTGCTAGTCGATAGTGTGGACGTGAGCAACGCCACCAAGTCAATGTGTTTGACGTTGAAGCCGGTAGTTAACACTTGCGCATTAGTCAACGCGCGTAGGCGCCCTTCGCTGAAGGCGCGGATGATATTGTCGCGTTCGCCGCTAGGAGTTTCGCCGTTTATGGTGGCGCATAGTATATTACGCCGCTGCAAAGCATAGCAAACCTGGGCGGCATGCTGGACGCCACTACAAAAGACAAGCCACCCGCGCCTATCGTGTCCGTATCGTACAAGTTCATCGCAAGCCGCGTCCACCACATCGTTGCGGCTTGCAGCTTCTTCGAGTCCCTTTGCGGCGAAGTCTCCAAGTACTTTTTTGACTCGGCTAACGTCGATCTCAGTCTCCATTGCCGGCGATATTAGTGGCGACAGATAGCCGTCTTCGACGCCGCGCGCCAAGTCATACTGGTAAACAGTTTCGTCGAATATACAATCTTTACCTTCGTCTAGTCTACCGCTATCTAGTCTATAGCCGGTGGCGGTAAGTCCGACAACACGTAAATCAGGAACTATTGTTCGCAGCGTCGTTAGAAGTGAACGGTACATGCCTTCGCCGTCTCGCGGCCACAAGTGACATTCATCAGCTATAATAACGTCGCGCGGTCCCAGCTTGTTGGCGCATTTATAAAGCGATTGTATTGAGCCTATAATAATTTGTGAATTCCTGTTGCGCATTCCAAGGCCGGCCGAATTAATACCGAGTGGAGCCTGTGGCCATAGGCTCATAAGCTCACTAGCATTTTGTCTTACTAACTCACGAGTGTGGACTAGTGACAATATTCTGATATTCCTATCGAACTCGATAAGTTCCTTGCTTAGCGTTGCATTTACCAAAGATTTGCCAGTTCCGGTGGCCATCTCCACCAACGGGTTACCGCCGCCATTCGACCAGTAGTCGTATACGGCGTCGCAAGCATCCCTTTGATAATACCGCAACTGTATCATATCGTTATGCTCGTCGTAAGCACCGCTGCCGCGGTCCAGTAGATTGCATGTCGCCAGTCGCCATAGAAGCCGTACACCGCTGCGGATATGCAGTTGAGTGCAATGGATACGAATGGCGCGATTTGTACTAGCATCATTTTTGAAACACAGCGTCGAATAGGTCGTCTTCGATTATGTTTTGTATTATTGCAACTATTAGTTCTTGAATAGTATCAAATCTTCGATTGTTAACTTGGTCGATAAGTTCGGCGGTTTCTTCTTCACTGAAGCAGTATTCGATATTCATGCTAAGTCTCCATTGCACATGACACGCGGCATAGCGTTAGGCGTCGGCGAAGTCAAGCTTTATCTGTTTTTTTGGCATAGGAGCCTCGAATAAATCATTCTGTTTCAAAGTCTGAGAAATCCTGCGGCACGCCAAATCGAACCATTTCGGCGAGAGTTCTATACCTATGAATTTTCGCCCTAGCCTGTGGGCCGCAAGGCCAGTTGACCCGCTCCCCATGAACGGGTCGCAAATGGTGTCGAGTGGATTTGTAAAAAGTGTAACAAGTTCGCACATTAGGCTTATAGGCTTCTCTGTTTTGTGTTCACCCTGACGGCTTGAAGGATTTACAAGGTGCGTGAAGACGCCACGGCGTCCACCGCCATTCCAACGGCTGTGTCCTGCGGCGCACCACGCAGTAATGATACACTCGTGGCCTAGGGCCGGCCCCTGTGCGTTGAATTGGGGAGCGCTGTCAGGCTTAACCCATACGCAGGCCCTCTTGTATCGTGCACCAGCGGCTTCGATAGCGTCGCGCCATGGTGCTACACCTTCGGTGGTTGCGAACACCAATAGCCACCCATTAGATGATTTCGTCATTAGACGCGCCGCGTCTTCTCGAATACCTTCTATAGAGTCGAAATCAAGAACTGCGCGCTCTTTAGCGCCGTCAGTCCTGTGTATGATTTGTTCACGGTCGTGCATGTGGTGCTCATATGGCGGGTCGGTAATGACATGCGTTACGCCAGTGATAGTTGGCAGTATATCTAGACAATTGCCCAGGTATAGTGTAATGGTGTCTGATAGCTGTTCTATCATACTGCTTCATCCGTCCAATGTTGGCCGTCTGCCATTTCGTACAAAATCCAGTCGTCATCTGCGTCCACCTGTTCACCTGGTACGACATCAGGCAAAAATCGATGCTCACGACAGCCGTGCTTCTGTTGTTCTAGCGGTAACTCGATGTCATGATTTTCGCACTGCCATGTAGGCTCAGTTGCGCCTTCGATGACGACTGGCGTGGAGTGAATGCACGTCCTGCAGTTAACGCGGCCGAATTCCTGCTTTGAGCACACAGGCTTGTGCTTGCAGAATATGCAAGGATATTTATCAGGCTTCTCCGATATCTTTGCCGGAGCTTCGTTTGAATGGATAATCCTGTCGATACGCGCGTTGAGTTGTCTTAGTGCCGCAACGTCGTATTCGACGATTTCACGGTGCAAATCTTCGTCATTCATGTTTGTGCATATATATAAGCACTTTGCTTTCGAGCGCAGTTGCATATATTTCTGACATTGCATGTAATGTGCCGGCTTGGCGTGTTGAATGCCGTGCTTTACGACTTCCTTAAAGTTTTTGTCGTTGTGTGATTTACACTCGACGACAACCCATTCGCCAGGGCATTCAGGAACGTTGTGCGCCTCGGCGTCAAGCTTACCGCGCACATGTCCTCCGTGGCTATAGACGCGCCATTGTTCGCCTGTGCTAGGGTCTTTTTCTACAACTTCAATGCATGCGCGTCGCAAATCTTCAAGCAATCGCAATTCTTCGTTATTTCCTCTTTCGAAAATTCTAAGTTTCTTCCCCGTGAAGACTTCCGGCTCGGAAGTCCACCGGAAATTGTACCAGAGTTGCCTATCGCATTCGGAACCAAGTTCCGACATGTTGATACCAACGGAGTCCCGACTCTTTTGTGCGTCTTCTCGTGCTTTCCAGATTGCGGAAATTGTGGACGGTGGTGGCGCTTCGATTTTTGCCATGATTGCACCTTTACAGAAGGTCTAGGAACTTGACGCCCGGCACCTTCATTTCGATTAGTAATTGCGCAACGTCTTCTGCGGCGTCAGATAATACTTTATCCCTGGCAGCGTAGGCGGCACTTCCGGCGGCCATGGCTGCGTTGGCGGCGTCGGCGGCCTTGGCGGCGGGTGTGATTTCCATGGCAGTGACTCCAGTTGAATTGGCTACGGTGTACCCGTAGCTTTTTGTTACGTTATTTGTGAGATGCTTGGTGTAGTTTCCAGGCGAATAAGCGTAACTTATTCATGCTGTCGCCACACCAAAAAGTAACAGCGGACCTATCGTCGTCACGTCCTGGTATACAGTGTATATCAGCACACCAAAAAGTAACAGCGGACCTATCGTCGTCACGTCCTGGTATACAGTGTATATCAGGATGTGACTTAAGATAGACGCGAATACCGAAATTTGTCATAGGCTTTCCGGTACGCGCGCTTATGTAATCCGCAGTCACTACTTCGAAACCCGGATTTTCAACCGGATTTAGTTCCTCAGTATAGACATTTATTCTCATGCCGTTGCCCCAGGCTTGCGCCAAGTGCGCGGGCCGCTAATCACCCCAGGATTTGCAACTGTATTCCCCTGCATGGCAGCTTCCTGTACGGTTTGTGTCTTCTTCACCAACTGCGGCTTAGTTGCCGGCGCTTGCGCGCTATATGCGCGTACTGACTTAACTTCGTTTTTCTTCTCGTATCCAGGCGAACCCTTATCTAGGCCGATTTTCACCCAGCATGGTATGTGCATTAGAACATCAGCGTCTTCCACGATACCAACAAAGTTGGTGGCGTCGGCCACTGCCTTGATTTGTCCTTGGCCAATTTCCATGGCCTTTATTGATTTGTTGATGAAGTTGATGCCCTGAAAGACGGATTGTCCTTCGTGCTCACCTTCAACTACTTTCCATTGCAATGTAAGGCGCTTTCCGTTGCCATCCTTTGTGTCTTCAACTTTGTTGTTAACGACTTCCATAAGGTAGTCGCCAGGCGGAATATCGTAGAATCCTTGAGACGCCGTTAGCTTCGTGGTGTCGAGTATGATACCGAGACTTGCCATTGTAGTGTGTCCTTATGCTGCTTGTTCTGTTGTTTCGGTGGTGTTTGTTTCGTCTTCTCCCGCAGGTTCCGGCGGTAGTACTCCGCCGTTTACGTGCGGGAAGTACTTGCTTAGAGTTTCGTAGCCGTGTCCTATCATGTAGGGGAATTTCTTTGGCATTCCAGGATATCGACTACCTGCCGTTAAGTTGGCTGCGCCGTCAGTCGTAATCCATCGTTGAGTCCCCCCGTCAGCTCGCACCCGTGTTTTCTTTTTACTGAACGCCATAGGGTCTTCAACAACACCTACGGCAACGTCGAGGTGCATAATTAGATCGCACCAATCTTGAACGATACCAAGCACATGCTTGTTAAGACGTATCTCCCATTTGTTATAAGTCTTAGACGTTGGGTCGTTGAATGTTATAATTTCAGAATGTCCTATTAGATTTACTCCTATCCCTAGGTCTACAAGCCCCTGTAATCCCGGGTGCGTTGGTGTTCCGTACAAAAGCTGCTTCCAATAATAGCCGGCTATAACGTAACCTTTACCATATCCAGGTTCTTCAATATTTGCCCATTTGTTTTCTTTGCATACCAAATTGTTGATATGTGTATCGAGTCTGTCAGCCGTGTCAATTGTAACATACTTAGCGCCTGTTTCGTTCTCCGCAAGAACCATGATAGCGTCGAGAACGTCCTGGTAGCTTGAAATCTTACCAAAAGAAGTAATCTCCAAGCCTGCGGGTGTTCCCTGCTCAGTTTGTATCCAAAAATTTTTAGGAAACTCTGCTATGAGAGTTGTTTTCCCTATCTTTGGCCGCCCGTAGGTAAATGTACGCGGCGGGTCCGTGTTCTCTGTTCTTCTAAGACTCTTGATTGATATCGCCATTTCCGTCTGCCTTTTGCTCTCTCTTCACTGCATGCCTTGTGTCATGAGACGTGGCATAAGTCAAGGCAAATTTTGTTACCGCCTACATTTTTCCAAAATCCAGTGAATTTACCGCACCTATCGCACTGAAGAATTATCTTTTGCTTCAAAGGCTTAGTCTTCTTTACAGCTTTTAGCGGCTTGATTTCTTTTGCCTTGGATTTCCTGTAGTGAAGAATCGTCCAGCTTGTTCGGCCACCAAGTCGCAGCCCAATCCACACATCGCTTCTACCTTCGCCGTGCAATACAAGGCACACCGAGCGCCGCGCGTTAAAGATTTGCGGCGCCTGTGACCCGCGGATTTTCAGCATGTCGCCTACCGTGACGCCATGCTCGGCGGCGGCGCGAATGATTTCATTGGCAGTCATGGCGATTTCTCTGAAATCACGCCTAAATCTATGAGATTTCGCACGATTTCTTCTGGATTGTACGAAATCCTGTATTTGCCGCCATTGCTGACAAATTTGTCACGAAATTCTACTTGACTTGGTGAAAGTCCACCATACTTATGGTTGCGGTATTTCTCTATCTTCAACTCAAGGTACTTTACGATGCCGCCAGCGAAAGGGAACGTCCAGTCCGGAACGCCTGGCTTCACGCCGAAGTGTTTGAACCTTTTTCCCTCACTAGGAGTTCTATAACCACCGTTAGGCGTGTGGTAGTAGTCTAGCGCTAAGAGTCGTCCTTCGGACGCGCACATGTCCAGGTGTTCCTTTGTGAACACCTGGAGCTCGTCTTCTGTAGGATTTCTATTCTCCACTTTTTATCCTCGTGTGGTGCGGCTACGTGGCATGACACGTAGAATAAGAAGTTTGGTAGCTAATGCAAGGAAAAAAGTTCAAGGTGTCAGCAATGTTTTTACTTGACATCTGGCATGACATGTTGCATATGTGCGGTGTACGATGAAATGAAATGCCACTTGCCAAGACAGGAGACATGAGCTAGGATGGTGATGTGCTGGTTTGCAGCATGATACCAAAAAGGTCGATATCAATGCCCTACTACAGAGACGAAAAAGGTAAAATAATCAAGGACGTGTGGGAGATTCACTCTATACGACAGCCGGGACGGAGGAATCTTATTCTTGACAGGCTGCGCGAACTGAAGATGACACAGGGACAGTTCGGACGAAAGTTAATGGAATACGGCGCGGTGATAGAGCAGAGTTCCATGTCTAAATACATAGCCGGTAAGCAAGGTGAAAACGTTGCCTTACGCGACGCTTTCGAAGCAGTCCTTGGTATCAGGTTAACGCGGGATGAAATCCCAGAATGGGAGGTGGCCACGTATGAAGAGAGAAAAAACAAGCAGAAAATAAAGGATAAAAAAGCAACGAGGGCGATATACGAGGCAACAAAACAGGAAGGCTACTCACTAATGCTCGATACCGCAATGCGCGGTCCAATCAGTCCGCAGTCTGACGACGATGCGTACGATTTGGTGTACCGCGGGACTCATATGAGCCCAAAAATAAATGACGGAGATGTACTAATCTTCGGCCCGCAGGAAGAACGGAAGCCGAAGCGAGGTGACGTTGTGATGATAGCGCCCGAGTCTGATGATGACTTGCGCCGTATTATCATGCTGTACGAGTCGGAAACGAAATCCGAGTGGCTTTTGTCAACCTTGAGCTTCCCCGAGATTTCGAACTTCAGCAAAAAGGACTGGCCATACTTGGTAATATGCACAGGCTTAGAATTCGCTTGACGTAGGATGCCAGATGGCATATGTAAGTCGCGGTGTGGAATACTAGGGACCGAGACGAGCATATGACTATTCCAGACTACAAATCGTTTGCCCGTTGGGCCATAATAGAAGGCCCTTGGCAAGGAAACTATCTTGACGGATGTGACGTGCAAGATGTAGCTGAAAAGCACGGTATCATAAAAAGGGTGCTTTATGACCACGAAAAACATGAAGCGGAAGGTGTTTATTGCATGCCTGGAGATAAGTGGTATGAATTCGTTGAAAATTAATAGGTAAGTGGCATGAAAAAAGAAGAAATCATGGCGGAAGTTATCCGCTATTCTACCAACACTCGTAAGCTTACGAACGATGAATTTTACGCGCACCTTAGCGGTGCCCCGTGTGAGTTGCGAGGTATGATTCGAAACTATCGTGAGCGCGGTAGCTTTGAAAACGAAACTATGCAAGCACTGCTTGCTGTGACGGAATACGCAGGAGAGTTTCCATGAAAAAGCCGATAAAGTTCGTGGTGACTGACGAAATGGTGGAAGCCGCGGAATTAGAATTTGCGGCTGGAAGAGATATGCGCGCGGCGATGGAAGCGGCCATAGAAGTAAGCGCCGTATACGACTTAATCGACGCGCTTCTTAGACTAAACATAGAGAGCGAGACTGTACAACGAGAGTACATCTATGACGCGCTAGATAAGGCCGGTGGAATAAATACCTACAACAGTTTTAGTGGAGAATAACATGACACGTGTCATAACAATGACGCTGCTTGCTTCGCTTTCGACGTGCGACTATGCGCCCGCGCGTCCAGGCGGCAACTGGGATGCGAGTAGCGAAACCAGTCAGTGGTACAAATCCTTGCAATATTAGAGCCCGTCAGGGTACAAGGGCTCGTGCTGCGGCGAAGCCGATGCTTATCCTGCCGGCTTCGATATTGACAAAGACGGTACACTAATTGCCATCGTGGTGGATGGCCACGGAGACATCGCGACTGGCAAGCCTGATATCGCTAATGGTACGCGAATCAGAGTTGATGCGGAGAGCGTCCTGAAGGTGCCGAACAAGTCGCGCACTGGCACGGGCGTTGCCTTCATTCGATACGACGCAGATGACGGCGACGGCGGCTACTACGTAATTTGCTACATTCTGCCAGATTTGTCTTGACTCCGGTTATGACAGGTGGCATGAATTAGCAACGAACAGAGGAAATGGACACAATGTTAGAGAAAACGCATAACGCAGCGTTCCAACGCCTTGACACCACGGCGCAGGAATTGTTCGACCGCTTCGGCGGCGACAAAGACAAGACGCGCGTAGCGCTATGGAAGGTAATCAAGAATTCGCCGGAATACGCGGCCGTTGTTTGCGATATGATTATCGCCGGCTGCCGTCCGGCAAAGAGAAACGACGCCAAAGGCTTCAAGCCTGTTGATACCTACGCTGGAACTGCCGGCGGCGTCGTACCTGTCGTTGCACATGTTCGCGGACTTGGCCCGACTGTGGCACCGAACAAGCCTATCAGCTTCATCAAGCACGCTGGCCTGTTCGAAACTATGCGCGTGCTCGACGGCCGCTTGCTTGGCGACTTGTACATTGACGAGCTTCCGGACTTGGTGCGCAAAAGCTCGCAAGAACGTGACTTGCTGCTCGCCATTATGAAACACGCGCAGACTCCTGCAGGCGGAAATAATAGGTTCCGAGTTAAAGACGTAGTTACAGAAGATACCTTGGCGTCGCTTGTAAAGACAGCCAAGTGAGATACGGCATGGTGGTGGCTATAATAGATTTGGTACCTGTTATGTTGCTGCCACCACCGCGCCGTTACCAGTTTCAGTTTTGCCGTGCGCTAACGATTAAGTGATACCTTGCATTCGGATGCGCACGGTGAATCCTTACGGTAGGTGTGTGGCTTGTATGGGACTGATACCTTACAGGAGCATGCCACCACCTACCGTTACCTGACACCTGAATGGAGAAATACCATGACAAACGAAGTAAGAGAAATCTGTGAACAACTAAAATACATGCAGTGGCACCGCCGCTTCTATACCAAGCAAATCAACAGGCAGGTGAATGCCGGCGCCGCGCTTATTCGCCGCGAAATGTACCTTGCCGGATTGCTTGAAGCTGGTGATAATGAGACGGGGATTAAGGACCCTAAAGGTATAGCCGTTAAGACTGTAATGGCTATCCTTAATGATAAGGAACCGCCGGACGATTGTCCGAAGGATATCGTTACCAAGTTAATGCGTCAGATTACGTCGATGGTTACCGGCGTAGCACCGACTATGATGGAACGTGACGCTACCGAAGATAACATGCGAAAGTTGTCGCAAAAGTTACCGGCATGGCTGTGGGTAAAAGGTGTAAGGGGCTTTGGGCCTCTAGGATTTGCAGCTATCGTTGGCACGTCCGGCGACATTTCGAACTATCCAAATCCTGACAAGCTAAAGAAGCGACTTGGCTTGTCTGTATTCGACGGCAAGGCATACTCGACGTGGCGCATGAAAGGTGGATTGTCGTCAGACGATTGGACGGAAGCGCATTACGACCCGAAGGCTCGGAGCGTCGTGTTTGCCGATGTCGAAGATTCGATGATGAAAGGCCAGTTCCTAGGAAAAGCCAAGACCGAGAGCGGAGAAACAGAAGCGCGCGGCCCATATGGAGCGCTGTTCTTGGCTTACCAATCGAAAGACAAGGAGCGCAATCCGGACTTCTCGCCAAAGTATCTGCAAATGCGCGCGCGCCGCTACATGGCGCAACAGTTAATTATTGACTTATGGTGCCAGTGGCACGGTAAGCCACGACACGGCAGAGATACGCTACACGCTGCCTGATACCTAATGACTTGTTGCGTCTTCTCTGCAACCTTTAGCGGACGTGTGGCTTTCACTGTCGTGATACCTGAGAGCATTTTGCCACACGTCCGTGACTACCATAGTGAGTGTTAAACGCTTTTCATAGCCTGATACCTAGCTAGGCCGTGCGTTTCACTCACTTTTACTATAGCGGCGGTGGCTTGAAGCCGCTTGATACCTATGTAGTCGATGCCACCGTTCGCTACCTTTAAACGGATTTAAATGACAACAGCACTACCATTCACTGAGTCCTCAGTCAAACGTGCTGTTACCGCAGCGCGCAAGGCGGGGCTAGACGTGTCGGCTGTAGAAATCGCGCCGGACGGCACGATTACGGTGTTCAACGCACTTGAAAGATCGCCGCCTGCAAGGCAAAATCGAAAGGATCGGTGGGCCAGTGCATGAAAATCAACTTACCGTACTTAAGTACGCTGAAAGGGCGCGACGGTAGCGTAATGCTGTACGTGCGTCGCAACGGCTTGCGCGTACGTCTACGTGAACGAAAGGGTACGATAGCATTTCAGCAAGAATATGCGCGCGCCGTCGAGCGCGTTTCGCGTCTTAGCGAAGGAAAGACTGGTCCGGAGCGCGGTACGCTCTCTTGGCTTGGGGCTCTATACTTCGCGTCGCGCGAATTCGCGGCGCTCGGCGACAATACGAAGTATCAGAGGCGCAAGGCGCTAGAAGGATGCTTCCGCGAGCTTTACACGGATGGCACGACGCTAATGGGTGAGTGCCCAGTAGACAAGCTAACAGCCCAAGGCATTAAGCGTTTTCGAGACTTGAAACAAGACGCGCCAGCTATGGCGAACTATCGCCGCGCGTCGCTGTCTGTGCTTTTTAGTTGGGCCATCGAACAGACGCCGCCACTAGCAAAATCCAATCCAGTGCGTGATGTGCGGCAGGTAAAGTACGCAACAGACGGATTTCACACGTGGACTCCAACAGAGGTCGCGCAGTTCGAAGCACACTATGCGATAGGCACGAAGGAGCGTCTAGCGCTTGCGCTAATGCTGTACACCGGGTGTCGCCGCAGCGACGTGGTGCGCCTAGGGCCTGGCAGCGTTACTGATGGGTGGCTACGCTTCGTGCCGTGGAAGACCCGTGCCAAGCGCGCAGCCCATACAGAGAAGCCGTGGCTGCCCGTATTGGCCGATATCGTCGAGATGAGTCCATGCGGTGCAACGACCTTCTTGCTAAACGAGCGCGGAAAGGCATTCAGAGCAGATATCTTTGGTAAATGGTTCCGACGTGTGTGTGATCGAGCCGGGCTACCGCAGTGCACAGCACATGGATTGCGGAAGGCTGGCGCCACGTTGGCGGCAGAGTCCGGGGCTTCGATACATCAGCTAATGGCAATCTTTGACTGGCGCACGCCAGGCCAAGCAAAGGTATATACTGACGCCGCTGATAGGCGTCGCCTGACTGGCCAGTCTATGGGAATGCTTAAGCGTGAATAGACTGTTGCCTTACGTTGAATTTGTAAGATTATGAAAGGCACAAAAAAGTCAATATAATCAATGCATGTCCTATTTGCCCACGAAATGGGATTCTGTAACAAATACAACGGTGTAAGGCTAAAAACGGTGTTTAGAAGACCCGCAAATGGCGGCTACTTCCCGAGCCGTTGCCTTACAGCACGCACAAAAAAGCCCCGCGCAGGCATGCGCCTGGCGGGGAAGGTTGCCTTGCCGGGAGTCAACGGCAAGCTGTTTATGTCAGTAGTGGAACGTGCAGCGTCTAGCTAAATCTCTCGGCGCCGGGCAAGCAGAAATTAATCGAACTGGTATGATTGAGTGGTCGTCCATAGGCCAAATAAAATGTTGGAACTCATTGCACCAACGAGTTGCATCAACATGATAGTACACGATACCGTCCGGTAATGTTTCTGGCAGCCTGACTTCACGAACGAATGAGCTTGCATCCGTTCCAGGATGGTAAGAAACAGGCGCGTCGTCTAGCTTCCAGGTTCGCGAGTCTTCCATAGTTAAATACCTATGGACAACACCACCGCATCCCTCGCGCCGCTTTGTTACAGTCCAATTAACGTACATATACTGGCCAGGTATAATAGGTGACGGTGTAACTAAATTAGGTGTAAATTCAAGAACTTGGCGACGGTCGAGCACAGAAATGCCGGCGTATCCAAAGAAAATGCCTACCAGCACCGCCAAAACTGTAATGATTTTTTCAATCCTATTATATTTTGTTTCAAGTGAAGTCATTTAATACCCATGAATGTGCGAAAAGCTGTATAGATTGCAGCCATTCCGGTCATTACAGATAAGATAATTCCGCCGACTATCCATACCTGCCGCATAGCCCAACGGCGGTGCTGGTACTCCTTAAGCATGTCGCGAAGTTCGATAATTTCAACGTCACTTAAGAGTTCGTGTGCGATTTCTCTGCTACCAGGCACTTATTGTTCCGCCTTTAATTAAGCGGGATTACCGCCGGTAAAGTGTGAATAGGTAATCAATGTGTTGCCTTGATTTGTTACAATCGTCGTGGTGACAAGATATTTGCAACCACTAATGATATTGTAAAATGTTTGTCCTGTAATGTTGCCTGTAATGCTCGGCGGCCCATCCACTATAAGCGCAGCATTGGCGTCATATACAAGAGAATCAACAGCAACTGTTGTTGTCCAAGTAGCTGATACAGGGAACTCGCCGGTGGCGAGCATGCCACTGAAATCAAAGAAGTATGGTAGTATCTCATTAGGGTCGATTGGTGAGAAGTCAGACCCAGCATAAGGCATTACCATTTACCTATAAGTGTTCGAATTCTATTTGCAACTTTAATTGTACGTTCCGGTATATTTGGTACACTGAATTTATAGCCGCCGAGAGCGCCACGCACCTGTACGCTACCCTTCGACATAAGCGCCCTAAGTATTGTAACGCCGCTTACCGCGGCAGCCATATGGGTTGCCGTTGCCGTTTTAGCGGACAGTGGGAGCTTTCCAGTTACTGCCGCTCTGCCCTTTACCTGTATTCCACCTAACGCTAGCAGCGCCTGCAGTGCGCCGCCAAAGCTCGCCTGCGATGCACCTTTGGCCTGAATTGCCGTCTTAGCTAGCAAAGGAGCGTTGCCGACAATCGCCGCCTTACCACGCACCTGTGCCGCGCCGCTCCCCAACAACGCTAGGAGTGCTGCACCTAGACTAGTCTGCGCTGCTGCTCTAGCTTGCGTTGCCGTCTTACCAAGAATAGGTACTTTACCAGCTATAGAAGCCAATCCTTTGATTTGCGCCGCGCCAGACCCGAGAAGCGCCATTAACGCTGCGCCAAGATTAGTCTGCGCCGCGCCTTTTACTTTTGTTGTAGTCTTTGCTATAAGCGGAAGAGTTCCAGTAGTGTAAGCCACACCTTTAAGTTGAACTTCACTTGCGCCTACTACAGGTACTTTGCCTGTTATATTTATAAATCCAGCAGCGCTAGCTTTACTGTACCCTAATAATGATAATAGATTAGACGATGAGACGCCGACGAATTGACTAAATCCGTTAGGAATAGATAGCGAAGGATGCCAGAACGCCCACGGATTATAACACCACTGTAATGCTTGAGTAGGTGACAGAGACTGATACGACCACATAGCGCGTGCTATGCCGAACGCAACTCTTGTATTGGTTCCGCTATCGTTACCAATAAGTATTGAACCAGAAGTAGTAGTAGGGATGCCTACTCCGGCTGTTGTCGTTTTCGTAAAGGCACCGGTTTGTAGATTAACAGTATAGATATATGCGCTTGATGAGGAGTTACTACCAAATATAACGAAATATGGAACACCTGCGGATATTACACCGGCCGCACTCGTTAGAGAGCTTTGACTTATAAGTTCTATAATACCTGTAGTTGAAACTAAACAGCGCACTCCACTACTGGCAGTGGTAGTATTGCAAATAATTCCGTTTATGGCGGCAAGTGAAGAAAGCTGAAAAATGGCGGCGGCGGTGAAAAATCGATTTGCGTTGGCCCCAGCCGGGTCGGCGAAACTGGTATAAGTAGCGACGCTTGATGACTTTGTTATCGACGGCCCAACGCCACTAGCTGCGATATTAAATGGACCAGTAGAAATCGTACCAGGTTGTCCGGTCCATAGGTTTGTTAGATTTGCGCTTCCTAGACAAGCGACTGAGATGAACGCCGGATTACCGCTTATTGCTGGATGCGTGAGGTCTACGCCGGCGCCAACACCGGCCGGATATGCATATGGATTGCGTAAAGATTGAAGAATGCGCTGAGCGTAAGCCATATTAGTATTGGTTCGCTACAGACCCGATTAATACTTGGCAACCGGACGGTAGCGTTGTTCCGGTATTGTTTTGAAACAGTAGCTTTGTTTTCATCCACGGATAGATGAACGGCGCGGCGCACCATTTGATAGCGTTAGTTGGAGTTCCGAAAGCGGTACCGTTCTCGTAACACGGTATAATGAAGTCCGGAGACCGCCCCAGTGCTGGAACAGTCGTGCTCGCCGTAGCGATGGTAGTTTCAAAATTAGTTCCATCTGGGGAGTTTAGCCACCAAAATGCTATGTTTCCGCCAGCAAGACTTGGTGTGAACGTCGTCGTCCAAGTAAAGTACGCTAGGCAAATCTGTCCACTACCGATACTCGATTGAGTCCACGGACCGGCCACTGACGAAGTTGCGGCAATGCCGGACGCAACAGATAATTCGGTAGTCAAAAAGGCTACCGGTGACGTAAGCCACCCATTAGAGCCGCCGGAATACTCAAGAAAATTAGTAGCCATTTTAAGTTAGATTCCCTGCAGCAACTAAATCTGCTTGTGAAACTGGACTACTCAATCCGCCGCCACCATTGACAACCGACGTCTGCCACCAAGGAACAACTTGAGAGTTGGCGAGCGCGGTAAGCGCTGTCACAGTCGGGCCGGCATGATTTGTGAAATACGCCAGTATCATACCAGTAACTAAGAAGGATGCGTTCCCGCTTCCTCCTAATAGCGGGCCTTGTACGGCGCAAAGGTCGAGTAAGTTTGCCTGGTCGTTGACAGATAGCGCGTTGAATTCAGCCCAATTTATGCAATTAAGGATTTGAGAGCCGGTAGTATAGAACGCTGTCGGAATAGTTCCAGTAACAGTCCAGCCGTTAATAGCGACAAGCTTATTGGCGGTGGTGAGCCCGGTAAGCCCTGTACCAACGACACCAGTGGGCGGCTGCGTGGCGCCGTTCCACGCAGCCGTTAATGCGGTATAATAAGCCATTTGTTACGCGGACGTGATAGTAAGCGCACCCGATGCGAAGGATGCCGTTACATTCGCCGCAATAGCCTGTTGCGTTACAGCGCGCACCATGCCGTTGCCGGTGGCCGAAGTGTTGACAGCGGTAACATTGAAGGTGTCTGTAGTGGCACCGGCTACAGTCTGAATGCTTCCAATAAACGTACCAGATGAGAACGTAGGCGCCGTGCCGCCGAGTTCATTCGACCAAACGAAGAAGCCACCGTTGCTGTACCCATGCGCATGGGCGGTAATGACACCAGGCGATGCGGAAGATACCGTAGCAGGAAACCATGCATTGTTGCCAAGGTAGTCCCATACGAGAAGATTGCCGGACGTAACTGCGTCGCGCAATTCCCAAGCTACAACGGTGCCAAAGCCGGCGCCGGTTGCCTGCGCAAAAGGAATAGACGCGCCAGTGGTTATACCTGAAGGTGCCGAGCCTGACGATTGACTAAACGCCGAGAACACAATGCTGTCGGTAGAGCCCGACGAAGCATGGGCAGCCGCAGCCACCAACGTGACAGTAGTGCTAGATACAGACGATACGGTGCCGATTTGCTGCGAATTGGTAGCGTCATAGACGTTACAGCCGCTGCCGTTGGTGCCGAGCGCCAGAAGCCATGCAGGCGCTGTAGACGCGAGCGTAAGCGTGGTACTAGCCGTGGTGAACGAAGCGCTCAGCGCCAACGCGCCGGCCACCTGAGCGCGTGCGTACGCGGTGCCGGACGTAGAAACTTCCGTGCCGCCAGTGCCGGCATCGGTATCAACTGCAGTCATAAGCGCAAGCCAAACGCCAGTCAGAGTCTGTCCGCTTGGCGGCTGCAGCGTGTTTAAAATGTTAAGCCAAGCAAGTGCAGTGTAATTCGACATACCAGACATGAAAAATTAAATCCTTTACGTAAATGTGTACCAAGAAATCGTAAGCTTGCCGATAACACCATTGAAACCGTTGGCACCGCTACTGCTTGTGATGCCAATTCCTGGCTCGCCGGTCGCTATAGTAGCGAGCGTAATTGGATTGATAGTTAGACCGGCAACACCTGCAACCCACCCAGAACCACCAATACCGTTCCCTCCGGTGCCGCCAAGAATATTAGTGTCACCGCCTGAAGCGTTTCCACCAACACCACCTGCGCCGCCGGAGCCGTTGAACGCGACGCCAAGGGTGCCAGCACTTCCGTTCGCCGTTAACGTCGGCATCGATTGCGTGCCACCGACTAGCGTGCTATTCGTTCCGGCGGTAGCGTTTCCGCTACTAACTCCGACGACGCCGGCCGCGCCTGCCGCGCCAACTGTAAAAATCAGTGTGTTACCAGGCGTGCAGAATAATTGCTTTAACACCGCGCCAGGTCCACCAGACCCGCCGCTGGCGTTTTCTCCGGCACTCGCCCCTGTTCCGCCGCTACCACCATACATCGTAATTTGAGCTAGGTATGCAGTAGCAGGAATTGTTATCGTTTGAGACGTAGTGTAATTGACGGTCGAAAGAAGCGTAGCCGGAAGCGTCGATGGTGGTGCAGAATAATACGGTAGTATCAGCAACTCGTTATTTCCGGAAAGATTTATAGGATTCCCTTGCGATGTTGAATGTAGTATTACTATTCTCAGCAGAGTAGTACCATTCCATAAACCGTACCCTTCTTCCGTATTCGCGCCGTCAATTATGTTGTACGGTAGCGGCCCCGGCGTGACACCACTCCAATCGGAGCGGCCGAACATGCCTGTTCCGATAGCCGGAACTATGGTAGATGTACCTGTCGATGTAGAAGTACAAGCAACGGTAATAGTCATGCAAACTTAGCGTCAACTTGTGCGTTTGTGGTTATTGTGCCGGCGGCTATCGCGGCTATAGTGTCGTTCAACACTTTATTAATTGACTGGTTGTGCAAGTCCTTTGCGCGCGTTATAAGACTCATGGTAGCTGCAGGATTATGGGCGGCTAAAATCTTATTAAATGCTGCCTGCTTGTCGGTAGTAAGTTTTTCAAGTCCGAATATGTTACCGTCAGAGCCCCAAGAAACAGGAATTCCACCAAGTCCGGCTGCTATTAGCTCATCGCCAAACGTAAGTCCAATTACCTTTGCCATTACATTAACCTTTAATTACGCATTGCATGGTAGGAATACTTACAGTCCAGCCGCCACCGTTATACCAAAATACTAATGTAGTCGTATTAACCGACGTTGACCCCATTACTGTGGCATAATGTGCAACACCTTCAGATAGACCACTTTTACATCCTGACAAGCAACCGTTTCCATAAACGGTTGTGCCGGTGCCGGCACCAGTAAAGGCCGCTTCAGGCTCAGGTGCATTACCGTCGAAACTAATTCCGCAGCTACCAACGTTTGCGGCGCCTGTTACGAAGATGGCAGCTCCGAAATAGAATAGAACGTCGTCATTTGCCCAGCAAATGAAGTTGCTTCTAATCTCTGAATTTACTTCAGTAGAAGTCTGAACATTGATACTTCTTTGTGCAGAAAACTGCGATTGGCTTCGCTTTTCACGTCGATTAAACCAAGACAGCACATAACGGCCGCCGTCAACGTCACTCCAAGCGGGGCCAGTCACGCAATACGCGGCACCGACAAGCGTCTTGGTGGCGTCGCCAGCCATCGTTTCAACACCGGTGGACGAGTTGGTACTGTGTGTAGTAGTAGAAGCCACAAGCGCCACGGCGGAGCCGGTCCAAGTGGCGTAAATATAATAGAAGGTGTTTGGAGTTAGTCCGGTAGCCGCTAGAGTGGAGCCAGCACTTTGAATAGCCTGTTGCACACCATTGATTATTAGCGCGTCGCCGTCTTTTGGTAAAAGCTGCAGATTACCGCCAGTAAGCTGAAGGTAGCACTGCCCGTGCGCTGCGATAGTCGGTGAAACAGTACCACCAGTTGGCGCGGCCGAGGCCCAAGCAAGCTGGAACTTAGTTCCGTCGTGGATTGCGCAAAACACGGTACCGGTAGTAATTTCATTAGCGGCAAGTGCCGAGCCGTCGTGGTGCTGTAAAGCCACGGCGCCAAGCAGCGTTCCGTTCGCACCCATTACGTTGACCGTAGACGCGCCAGGGGAAGGATTTGCTGCTTTGATTATGACTTCGAGACCAGCCGCGTACGCAGAAGGTGCCGGTGTTATAGACGTAACAAACGCTCCGGATGTTCCAGTGTCGTTGTTGTAAGTCCACTTATTGAATTGAACACCGGCAGGGACGTTGGGCAGCGTTACCGGAATGAACGGCGCGGTACCTATAATCGATATATTACCGGACGTGATTGTGCTTTGGCCGTTGGCGACTGTTACGGTATAGATACCAACATAGCCGGCATCGGCGCTAGGCGCTACTTGCGTTCCGGTCGCCGCGGCTATGCCTGCCTTAGCTTGATAGACAACGGTACCTAGGCGCGTAGTGTTGTTAGAAAATCCACTACCGCCAGGCCCTTGGAATGGGCTGCTGGGGGTGGCAGAATTGTAGTACGGTAGAACAACTGAGCCGGTATCAGAATCTGCGTATCCAACTTCAATCAGATATACTTGACTAAATCCACCAGTGCTAGGAGGATTAATTCCGATTGTTACCGGTGCGTGTAGAATTCCCTGCTTTAAAATAGTTTCAGAATTAGGCTGAAGATTTGACCATTGCGTTGCTTCGAGATTTTCTGCTTGGTATATTTCCCCCATACCGAGAACGATGGCAAGCGAAGCCGGCGTTGTAGGCGTGACGGTAAAATTGTTTACGATATTTGTCATGCCAAGCACCCCATAAGAGAGCTTGGCTAGCGCTGTCATAGCGTATTGTTGTGCGAATAACAGGTCTGAGTTTAGAGGAACTGCACCGAAATAAGTGGTAAGTCTATCCATTTAATATGACTCCGGCGCCTATTACGACGCATCTTCCTCAAGTTCAATTTCATAATCAATAACGCCGCCGCTTGGAACAGCTGATGCACCGCCGTTGATGGCGATAAAGTCAGAAGCACCGCGTAGTATCCACGCCTTATCTTGATTTGTGCTTAGACTCCACGTTAGCGGAGCAGGTGCAACGGCGCTCGTCGGAAGGAAAAGACGACCTTGTCCAAGATTGTTTGCTGCCGTACCAACACTGGTCGGATTGACTGAATAAATAGATGGCACTACAGTGGCTGAAACGTCGTTTATGTCGTGCAGCGCTGCGCTAATAGTTGCTTTCGTACCACCAGTATTCGCAGTCGAGCGTCTAATAACGGTAATCGGCATTGTGCCTGCAGTACCGGCGGTGCCGCCAAATACAATTCGTTTAACGCGTCCTGTTTTAGTTGCACTGCCTTGAATTACAATCATGTCTGTTGGAGTCGCCGCTGGCGTGAACGTACCGGCGTAGCGATACGTAGGCTTCGTGCCATCTGACGACACAGACACGGCGCCAACGCTACCAGGTGCCATGCGCGCCATGTACATAAGGCCGGAAACGGGGTCAGTGAGCGCAACACCGTCTAGGCCAATGCCGAATGGCAACATGGCATTGTTTGTTGGCCCGGCAACGGCGAAACTGTCGTACGACAACTTCGTGTAGACCGTGCTATTTACCTGTGCTGACGCCAAGGGAACCGTATTAGAACCTGGCACGTACGATAAATCAACATTGACTACTTCGAAACCGCTGGAGGGATACAGCGAAGTATACAGTAAAACCTTCGCACCAGGTTGCAGTCCTGTGTTTGCCGCCAAAACAAGCGAAGTTGCTCCGGATGTACTTCCTGACGAAATCGTCTGTGTCGTTAAGCCTTTACCGTTTATATTTCGTGCGCGGTCATAATTGCCGCCACTAGGGTCACCGCCATTATATTCATATTCTGCCGCAACTGCAGTACCGGCGCCTGACGCGCCATCGTTTTCGCCTGCGGCGTCGCGTGTTTGATTGTAGGTAAATCCTGTAACGCTAAACGGTGTAACGCTGCCATTATGCGCGTTCAGTGTTACAGACGTAAACGTAACTACCTTGGTTGAAACAGCTACCGACGCAACGGTGAGTATCTCTTGCGTTCCGCCTGTTCCGATTGAAAGTTTGGAGCCTTGCTGAATTGTCCATGGAACGTTGCCAACTGTTCCCGTTACGCTAGAAAGCGTCATGTTTAAGACGCCGGAAGCCAAGTTTTGACTGCAGGTAGCCTTGAACTGCATGGCGGTGTTGTCGGCGCCAGTCACAACACCGAGCGACGATACGTTGTCCTGCCCGGCTTCGCGCTGTGGATTTATGAGCCCAGACACGGCGTCTTGAAGCACTGAAACGCCGGTAGTGAAACTAGAATTCGCCCCACCTGGAATCGCGGTTTGATTGCCGTTATGAAGCTGCGATACCGTCATCTTAGCGCCGCTAGTCGGATCGGTAATGCACTGTGATCCGACGATACCGCCATCGGCAGGATTAACAGTAGTGCTCGCCGCGGTAGGAACGCCGCTACCGCTTATCATTTGAAATGTCATATAAATCCTAATATGAAATATTGTGAGTTAAAGGCGTTCTGGAAATTAGCACTCACGGGCTGCGCCGGAGTTCCACCTAAAATGTCTACCCACGCCGTTGTTCCGGCACTTATAGTTTGTGCGACGGTAGCGTAAATTTCTGCGTCAGGTATCGCCGAAACGTCGGAAGCAAGCTCTTCATAGCAGCCGGTACCAAAGCCACCACCACCTATATACCCAGAATTAGGAGGCGCCCCATATCCCCAAGCAGTAGCGATACCGTAACCGGCGACATTAGGAATGCCGGAATTTGCGGGTCTAAAAGCCTGTACGAATACCTGATTATTATAAGAAAGCGAACCATAGCCGCCGGAGCCGTACCCGCCGCAAATGGCAGCGCCCGCTAACGGTGGTGCGTTTACTAGGTAATGAAGACCACCGATTACAGTAGGCGTTCCTGTCGTATAAGCGCCGTACCCGCCGTAATCTTGTGGACTCCAGGGCTCGACGATTGTCGCAACTTGTCCAGTAAGGTCTTCAAGCGCAATAACGACTGCAGCACGCGTCTGCTTGGGGCGCAAGATTTCTTGCAGGATACGTGGCTGCCAAGAAGAGTCAAGCTCGTTCGGACGCCGCGTGAAGCGGCCGCCGAAGTAGTCCCAAGCAAAAAGGTCAAGCCATCCACCGGTGGCTGTGGTGAAACGTGTTTGAAGCTTTGCGAATTGGTAATATGAGTAGCAAAAGCTGTAGCTATCGCCGATTGCCGTGAGTATTGAATTTAAAACCGGACGCTCTGATAAGTCACCGAACCATGGCGCCAGCGTATGCTTTATTCGGTATGTGTTGTTTGTGGTGTCGCCGATTGCCATTAAGTCACGCTAATAGACGATATTTTTATCGTTTGACCTGCGGCTGGTATCAAATCAGTCTGAAATGTGTTAAGAGTGTAGTTGGTAACATCAGTAACACCAGGTGATGCGTTGAACGCCACTTGCGCGATTTGCATGTATGAAAGCGTGTTACCTAGTCCTAGACCATTAACGAATGAAGCAATGGCTGCTTCTACTTGCGCCACGACTGTCGGGTGATAATAGCCTGGCGCCGTTGCGATATCCATTACGATAGCCGCCGGCAAGATAGTCGCCGCGTAGACGCCTAGGCGGTCACCCGCCGACCTAACAATCATGCACTCGTTGGTAATAGAAGTCAACGTGGCTGATGGTATGGCGCCTGAACCGTCGTCCACATACATGGTAATCATGCCGTAGTCAGTCTGTAAATTAGTGTCCTGACTAAGCAAGAATTGAACTTGTATTCCTTGTTGAACTGATTGGGCGGCAAAAGTAAGAGCTCCTACCGTGCCGGCTCGGAGCGAATTGATAAAGGCAACGAAATAAGGTCCGATCGCAGAGTCGGGTTGCGCCAAGAAGCCGTTAGTGAAAGGTGCAGCGTTAAAAACAGTATCGACGCCAGAAATACCAGTTTGAAGAATAGTGATACCGTTCGCTTGGACATTACCAACTGTTCCTGTATATGTGCCAGCGACATAATTTGCCGGAAATATAAAGCTTACCGGTACGTTTAGTGTTGCTACTGCCGCAGGTATAGTGTAGCCGGCGACACCGACCCCGCCGGCGTTAACGGAATATGCTGAATTAGTCGTATCGGCGTACACCTGATAGGTAGCGGTGCCGTCTGCCGACTGCACGAGCGTCCCAATCAAGACAACGGCTGCATTCGTCGGTGTAGCGCGGCCGAACGTAACGAGCCCGGTGGCGCCTTGAGCCGGTAGGCGCTTTAGACCGAATTGAGCAATCCATGTGTCCTTATCGGGACCGACTGACGTAGTAAGGTAGACTGTCGTTAAAAGCTTTAGGATGAGCCCTTGCAACCACAGCGCTACAGAAGCCTGCGCTTCGGCGATGGCGCGCAGCACGGCGCCCTTGGTAAACGAAAGAATAGTGCCAGGACGCACCGTGGCAATCGACGATTGGCAAACGGCCGCCCACTCTTGTATGAGTCCACTAAAATTCTTGGTGGCGAGCTGCATTAGGACTTGACACCTTCAATGATACGTGGCATATTTCGAACGAAATAAGACTGAAGCTTCAAGAGTGGTGACACCTTACTGGCGGCCTGCTTCAGTTTTATTTTCAACTATCTAAATTAAAACCTACCGTCACTAACTGGTCTACGGTCGAATCGACGTAACGAATGTTGGCGTTTATACCGTTTGAAATCGGTGTCACGACAACTTGCGGTAACGGCGACTGTGCAACACATGACTCAAGTGTCATTTGCGATACGATAAGAGCGCCGATAGCGTCGCTATCGGCTACGCTACCGACGTATTTCGGAAGTCCGGCGCCGTAATCTAGATTCCAGATATAGCTACCAGGATTAGTGAGAAGCCGGCGAATAACGCGCTGCTCACCTTCAATAGTGCCTGAAACGGTGAGTAAGTCACCGTCAGGTAAAATCGTAAGGTCCTCTTGCCACCATGTAAATAAGTCGGCCATTCACTGTACGCTGTTGTTCTCGACGTTGAATGTCTCTGTAATTCTTACTGGCATGTCGGCTTCAATTTCCACTATTAATTTTGTAAGAAGACTTCTTGGTCCTTTTACTCCTAACGCTTGATAAAGTTTTACTAAATCAACGTCTTTACTCATTACGATTTCTGTCATTTTAACCTATCTTTGCACTCACATTAACGGACGGCCCCGAAGTGGTCTGCACCGCGGCGTAAATTCCGTCGCTACCAGTTCCACCTAAGAAGACACTGCCGCTACCTGGAGCGATTGAAATATTGCCGGTGCCTGTCGCCACAGATACGTTGCCGGTGCTAGAAGAAACAGCTACATTTCCAGTAGTGGCAGAAACAGCGACGTTGCCTTGATTGTCAAATGTGACGCTCTGCCCTAGCTTTGTGGTAAGCGTGAAGGTCTTGGCAACGCCGTCGAAGATGATTTCGTTGTGAACTGTATCGTTCGTTTCGTCGTCAACAATTAGAGTGAAACGTCGATTCTTTCCGTCAATCTTTATGTAGTTGTCAATTTTAGTGTTAGACGTTTTGCTTGTTGGAGCGTCGAACGTCATAGCCTGATTTGGGCCGTCCATTAATATGGAGTCCCAAGTCTTATTATTGCCGGTACCAGTAGGCTTGTCAGTAAAAATCACTTGTCCATTTTGATTGAAGTACATGGACGAAAGAGTGCTATGAATATAATTCAACTCACCAGCTTGCACGGTGCCGATAGGCTTTAACACGTCGTTAAATACCGCTTGCGAAAACGTAGCAGCTTCGCGGTCATCATCGTGGAATTCAAGCCACCCATGGTCGTTTATGTTTGGCGGCGAGTACCAGCCGAATTGATTGCCTGTCTGTAACGTATGTAACGGTATCCATCCGGTAAGCACAGGCTTCTGCGGATCGATAGAGTCCGGCATTAACTTAAGTTTAACAGCGAAAGTCTGCGGATCGAAGCTGTCTACAACTACCGGTGTGCGAGTTGATGCGCGGTGCTGAACGCGCATTGATTCGCCGTGTATGTAGTTGGCTAGTGCTTGAAATCCACTCATTGCGACTGCGAGGCCGCGCCGCGCTGACTGTCTTTGTTGCGGCCGGTAATGTGCATTATATATCCACTATCCCAGCCGCAATGGTGCTCGATATCAGACACGATATAGGACTGGTCGAACGCGGTGCCGGTACCAGTAAGCTGTATCGTGGAGTCGGCGCCGACACTTACGTCGCCGTACGTGGTTACGTTAATCGTGCGTTCGTGTGAAATGATTTCATTTACGCGCGCCTGCGCCATCGCGTCCTGTTGCTTTTTAGTCAGATTAGGCGCCTTTAGCGAGTGGTCGAGCGTCCCACCGGTGCCTTCGGCAGTGTATGTAGATTGAATCGCCTGGCCCTGCTTGTGCTGCCACGACTTATGATTTACCGTTACAGTCTTCGCAAGATTGAGATTACGGCAACAAGAGAGATGCAGCACGTCTCCCATTGCTGGGCTGTCGGCCGTAGGTGGCTGATAATTGATAGTGAAGGTACTGCCGCTAGCTTGGTCGAATGGAGCAATTGTAAGCGTTGTGCCGTTAACGCTGGCGATACAGCCAAGCTGCTTCGCCATCTTGACTATCATGTTCCAGTGCGAATCAAGCTCGCTAATGCGCGTAAAGTCGTCTTTGTATTGAAGGCCAGCCTTGTCGCCACCGGTACCTTTGAATTCAACGGATAGACCGGAACGCTGCGCTAAATCGCTAATTACGTCCTGCGGCTGTTTGTTTTTCCACTGCTCATTAGTTTTGCTGTCGATTGGGCCGCTAGTCATGTCACGGCCGGACACGTGGACGGTGCGCGACGCGAAGTCGAGTTCAACGTTATCGACGTTACCTTGGAACAGTTGCGTGTAGCCACCGGACGAAATGTCATTCGTTCCCATGATGGTGACTGCAATCGGCGCGGTGCCGGCCCAGTACGACGCGCCTTGTCCGTTCGGGTCGTCAAGAGCGAACAGTGCGCTAAAAGTGTCGGCGGATTGGTGACATGAGATATGCACCGAGCACTCTATCGGCGCGTAACCGTTGACCATAAAGCGCGGCTGGAGCAGGAAGCCTGTCATTAGTCTTTAATGTGCCTGCCACCGCGTTCCACGATTACGTTCGCGCGAATTTCACCACCAGGTGTGTTCTGTGGCGTAATGTGGCCGACTGGCATGCGCTCCACAGCTGGGTGCACGATAGGATGATTTGGCGCGGCCATACCGCTTTTGTCGAACTGATTGCTCATGAAAATTCCTTGTTGACAGGTGACACGGCTTGTGGCATAAAACTGATAGTGGACGTGTGGCTATGATAAGGTTGATACCTAGCTGGAGAGTGCCACATGTACACTAAATGCCTAGGATTCCACCGTTGCCGGCGTTAGCGTTGACAGGTGGCACCAATAACGTGTTAATGCCGATAAGCACGGGGTCTAGCAGTCCATTCAACGACGCGAAGCGGTTCCATTGAGTGGCGTCGCCGAGATAGAAGGCCGCAAGCTCGAATAGATTGCCGCCGCTGACTGTGATTTGCTTTAGGACGCGGTTAGGTGTAGGAGTCATTGTTTTAATACCATTTGCCGTGCGCTATGTTGAAGTTGATACCTGTTGCGCAAATGTGCACGGCGAATCTATAACGGTAGGTGGTGGCTACGGCACAGATGATACCTTAAGAATAGCTGCCACCACCTACCGTTACTACCCTGTAGCGTTCAACAAATTAACGCCGATACGCGCCACATATGCTTGCGTCACGACGAGAACAGCCTGTGTCGTCAAGTCATTAGCTTGATTTACAAGGGCGGCGGCAAGTTGCGTTGCTGGCAATCCAACCACCACGCTACCAACACTAGTAGTGTCAATGTCGCTATCGTAGGCGTTGATAGCAGTAATAAATGGTGCCAAGGCATTTTGTGAAGCCTGATATACGGACGCTAGAACAACTGGACTACTATCCTGCAACGAATTTCCGACCGACGAAAGTTCGTTTTGCATCGACACGATAGCGGTATTGATTTGACTGGATATTGCCGCGCTGTTAACGGCCATTACAATAACGCCAAATTAGCTGATATAAGCGATAGGTCGGACGATATGAGTGTGTCGAGCGACTCGACAGCAATGTTGCCGCCTTGCGATGAAATAACCAGACACGTAATCTTGTAAAGAATTTGGTAAAAGCGCTCATAGTCCCACTCAAATTTGTGCACACCAACGGTATACATTTGAGAGTCAACGATAAGTGGAACTGCCTGTCCTGAAATCCTTAGCTGGTCAATGCTTTGTGCTACTTCTACTGCGTCAGGACGTTGTAGTCGGCCGCTCCAAGATATGTCGCTATCGTCGCGTCCCATAGCGTTAATTACACGGTCGCCGCCTATGAGCTTATGAACCACGAAATGGTGCTCGCCCCCGAGCGGTACGTGTTCGGGAAGAGCGTAGCTTTCAAAAACAATGCCGCCGAGACTAAGCAAATTTGTGATCCAATGCCGCGTATGCGTACGATGCGTCCATGTGCGCCGAGCCCTGCGTTGGCTGGGAAGTCATTCTAGCCAAATGACGCAAATTATGCTCGCCAACTTTTCTCCCGTCAAGATATACGTTACCGGCAGTTTTGTTACCGCCGGTTGATGGCGGCGCCATCCAATAACTTTGCTTTCCAAGTGTGTGCAATCCTGGTAAATGTGGTAATGCGCCGTTTGGCTGCACACCTGGAAATGCTGGTGTTGCAGCGCCGGGAACATCTGTACCAGGCTTCTTACCAAAGACGCTTTCAATCAGACTAATAATGCCGCGTGCCCAGCCTTCTAGGACTTCTTTGACCTTCGACAGAGTGTTTTGTAGTCCATGCCAATCGAAGGCAGCTAGCACGCCAAGCGTGGCAATGGCACCGGCGATAAGCCCACCTGCGCCGACGAGCGGCGCCAACGCTGCGGCTAACGCTGCAAGTGCAACTACAGCTAATCCGGCAAAAAGTGCTCCAACAGCTTCTAAGGCTATTTTCAGACCGGCGGGACTTTCATGAATGTACGACGTAAATGATCTAATGCTTTCAGCTATCGTGTTCATGGCGCGAACTGCCGGTGCTACCAATGGAGTTCCGAGTGCGCCTAAAAGATTGTCCCACGCTGCATTGAACGATTTCATTGACTGTTCTGGACTATTTTTGTTAAGAGAATCCATAGCCTGGTCAAGCGACATGACGCCTTCCATGCGTCCACGTTCAGCCTTCATTTGTCCGACATTAGCAATCATCTCAGCGAGAGCGCGCTGCGCCGGGCCTGTCCCAATCGCCTTGAATATAAGCTCACGGAGCTTTAGACCGTCCGTAATACCGTTCTTTTTTGCCTGTTCCAGAAACAGTTCGGTAAATTTAAGCGGATCGCTAAGAAGCTCTTGTTGCCCTTTCATGGCGCCGCTATCGATAATTACCTTACCATGGTCTTTATGAAAGCCACCAGGGTCAATCATCCCGAGTTTTACAAGCTGCTCGGCTGTATCTCCAGTCATCTTGCCGCCAAGGAACTGCCTGCCGAGCGCTTGATACGCGGTACCTGCTCGGTAGCCACCCATCCCTTGCATCAGTTCAAAGGCGCTTAAAAGTCCTTCGTCGCTCATGCTTGACATAAGGCTCGCGGCTTGCTTGCTGAAATTCAAGATTTCAGCCATAGACACTTTGCCGCCGGTGGCAGCACTACCGCGCCACACGTTGTCTAGGAAGTAATTTAACTTATCTTCGCTGAAATTCTTGTCCTTATCTACCATCAAGCCTGAAATGTCGGCCGCACGCAAAGCTTGGTACTCGACGCCTTTAGACTTTGTAAAATTCTCCATAGCTGTGGAGAATTTTGTCATTCTTTCAAGAAGTAGAGGAGTTTCCTTCGGGCCGGCAATCGAATAAAGTTCGCGCGCCGAATCGAGTATCTCAGGAACTTTCGAGCCTGGTACAGATTTCTGTATTTTATAGGCTAAGTCGGTGAATCCATTAACATCAATGTTAGGGCCAAGAATCCTGAGCTTAGCTTGGGCTGTAGCTACCTTCTCGGCGGCCGTAAAGATTTTCTCAAATCCGACCACGATGCCGGCCGCCGCAACTGCAGCCACAACGCCAAGCTTGGCGAAGCTAGTGTGCATCTTATCAATTTTGCCCTGCACCTTACCTAGGTGCCCCATCAGCGCATAAAGCGGGCTGAAGTTGGTAGCCAAAGCTATCTGGATACCAATCTTATATGCATCAGACATTACGGCGCTTGACTTTCAAAGAACAGCATGCTAGGAGGCATCATCGAACAACGAGAGGAAAACACAGTGTTGTACAACAATGAAGTCGTAACCACGACGCCCCCGGACACGGCTGCTGTTGCAGCCGTGTTGATTGTGTTTATGGCAATAGGCGCTGTAATGTACCTACTGCCGGCGATAGTTGCGCTAGCAAGACGCCATCGCAATAAGGGCGCGATTGTTGCGCTTAACTTCTTGCTAGGATGGACTTTCTTTGGGTGGGTAGGCGCTTTTGTGTGGTCGCTTACCAGCAATACAGAAGTATCCAAATGAGACTCTTCTTCATGGGCCCGCGCATCCTAGGAGTCCGCACTGGAATCAGTTTAGGAAAAGAAGATTTCACTAAGCTTGGCTACGCTAACGGAAGCAAACCTAAACTGCAAGGCTCGTTCGTCTATGTGATAAGCGACGGTGCCAGTAACGTTAAGATAGGTGTCTCCACCGACCCTATAGCGCGCCTGGCGACGCTACAGACGTCACATCATTCGCCGCTTACATTCGAATACATAGGAGCTACGTCGTCAGACGGCTATGCAATAGAAGCTGACGCGCACGACAGCTTGTCATCGCATAGGCTAAATGGCGAATGGTTCGCGGTGCCACCGGCGTACGCCGTAGCGGCAATACACGGCGCCGCACACCACCTTGGACTCCCCATCGTTCAAGTGCAGGCCGACATGGTGCCAATGATTATCAGTCAGGCGACGGCAGTTCCAAGCCGCAAGCTAACTGGACTAGCGTGGGTTGCCGCTACATTGCTGTGGAGCGTAATTTGCTTCGTGGTGTTCGCGTTTATAGCGCTAGCAATCAAGGTAATCATGGATAAATAAGGTGATTGTGCATATGGTCGCCAACGGCCTTATGCACCGCTTCTTCTTTATGTACCGCAGCCTGCATTAAAAATGAACGTGCCGGCGCTCGTGACGTGCCGAGCTCCATCCATACAGACTTGTCTAAATCGCTACCGACGTGTGCTTCGTGCGGAGAGACAACTTTGTGTTGAATAGATTCCTTCATCTCTGAAGTTTCAAGCAGCGGGCTGTCGCCAGTCTTCTTGCGAGCTATTGTTGATGCTGCCAGCGGTGGCCAGTCGTAATCGTGCGTGCCGAGTACTCGCTTAGATTCTTTCTCGACAATCTTGGCGGCCTTTTCAATCGCGTGAAGCTGCGCTAGCTCAATAGTAGCAATTGCGCCACCAAGGTGCGTAAGGAAGCCGGGAAGAGAGAAAGATTGCATCTACTTTACTTCACGAAACTGCATTGCGTCGAAGTCAAATTTTTGAGTACCTTCAAACTCTTGTAACACAATTAGATGAGCAAGACGGTCTGTAGCGTCCATATCCCACGCCGCTTCATACGGGACGTTAAGTTTCACCAGAAACATAATCTGGCGAAAATCATCGTCCCCTACTAGTTTTTTAATTCGTCCGTGTCAACGCCGCTATTAGCCCATCCTGCATCAACATAAGCCTTGGCGATAGCTTCAAGACCTTCGTCATCAAGCCTTGTAACCATGAATTCGATTTCGCGCGCACTGTGCATAGGCGCCACGGCTTCCCCGTCGAATTCCACAACGGTGGATGCAAGCATGGCGTAGCCTGCGTAGACTTCGTTCTTAGCAAGCTCGTTGCCAAGAATGCGCGCCATTTGCATGCGGTCGCGCGATTTCATCTTTTTCACCTTAAAGGTGCGCCCCCATGTGTCAGTAACGGTAAGAACATTGGCGGCAACCGGCGACGCGACAGGTGCAACAGGCGCTGCTACCGGATTGGCTTTGGCGGTAGTTTTGAAGCTGGTAGGCCTCGGAGGATGGTCGTCTTGATGGAATTCCATGGTTTTGACTCTTCCTTTTTCATTGGCTTTTGTGGTGGTAGTATTTTTAGGCATTTATCGAAGTAGCCGTCGAGCGACATACAATGAATAATGCCAGTCTGTTGGTCTTCTTGGTATTCTTTTGGATACCGCTCGAAGACGCTCTTTAGATTCATCTTAGTGTGTTAAGTCCGAAAGTATTAACGTGCACACCGCCCATTCCTAGCAGTACCGTTACCACATAGATAACAATCACAACTAGAATAAACACCATGAGAACGCGAACGATAGTGGCAAATGGTTCCGCGAGCGGCACGAGCGCAAGAAGTTGTTGGCATCCCCAATAAACGACGCCCAAGATAACGCATAGAAAAACAAGGCCAATCAATGTACTAATCATGATTTTTGTACCCTAAACGAAGCTTTCCAGTCCACCTTAACGGTAACTTGAGAATCGCCCTTCCAGCTTCCGGCGTCGGATAGCTTCATGACAACGCCAGTATACTGGAATTGCGAAATCGCACCGCTCGGCTCTTGGATAGTTTCGGTAATGGAACATGCTTGAATAGGAGTTCCATTGTAGTAAGCCGCCTCTAGGCGTGCAAAATAAGCGTCAATCAGTGGCCCTTGGCGGTCGTATGAAAAGCTTCCAGTCCAGCCAGCCGGAAGGTCCAGAAAGTACGGAGTCCCATTCATTGCATGGATGGAAATATCCTTGGTTTCCTGCTTCGCGTCGAAACTAAGCTGAAGCGGGAAAGACTGGATAGTGCCGTCATATCCGACAAGGTTAATAGTTACGTCTTTACCGACGCTAAAGTTGTTAAAAGGCATTTACTTTAAATCCCACTTAGCTGTGCATTAACGTCAGGTTGCGCAGCAAATGTGCCACCAACATTTGCACCAGCTGAAGCGCTAATTTTATTGATGGTAACAGACTGGCCGCCTTGAATGCTGGCAATAAAGTATTCGACAACGGCAAGGTAGACGACTTGGCTAGTAGACTGTAAGTAACCAAGTGCAATCATATTGACAGAGTTGTTAGTAAGGTCACAAATATTCTGGAAATCGTCAATCATGCCCTGGTCTAGTAGAGCCTGCATAAACGCGTCCAAGGTAGCCTTAACATTCGAACGCGTCTGGTCCGTTGGACGCCGGCTTTGAAGCTGGCCCACGTAAATGCCCATGCCGCGATTAAGCGTAGCCGCGATATAGTTCGTCATACGTGTGTAGTTATCGCCGTGGATAACAGCGTTAGACGAAGTATTTCTGCCGATAGCAACACCAAAGACGTTGCCTTGCGGAATAGGATTGGCAATCAAGTCCCAGCCGCTGCCGGCGATAGCCTGCAGGTCAGCGTATGTGTAGTTAATTCCGGTAGCAGACTTTTGCGTACCGATAATGCCGAACACCTGCTTATTCAGCGTCGAGTTCTGCGGCGACAGATTGCTAAGCATACCGGCGCTGATAGACGCCGGTGACACAAGGCGTTGCAGATTGTTTACCGGATCGAACCAATATACCCAGTCGCCAAACATGGCCTTCATGGCGTACGAATTGATGCCGTACGTCGATAGCGTACCTTGAGGCCCGGAAGCATTTACAATCGTGTCGCTTGGCGGCCCGGCAACAATCATGTATATGCCTTCGAACAAGCCGAACGACACCTGCGTTGACCACGTAGACATGTCCGGGCAATCGCACAATAGCGCGATAGATACGCCCTGATTACGCAAAGCATACATGCCAGTGCGGCTGTAGTTTCCGCTAGGCTGCAGTGAGATTACGTCGGCGCCTAGAAGATAGGTGTTGGCGTTAGAATAGCCTGTAAGCGGATTTGTGCCTAGAAAGCCGGTATAGCCGTCCGAGCCACCAGCAAGATTTACAAAGTATTTCGTCGGCGCGGGAGAGCTAACTGAGCTAGACCAGTTCGTGACATTGCTGGGGAGCGAAGAACCTACCGTTACGGCGCCGTTAACATTACCGTTTTGATAGTTGGTACCAACTCCGGCATTAGCGCGAAGATAAAGAGAACTGCCGCGAATGCCGCTAACGCCGTTGTTAATTGCGCTAGCAATTGCGGACCACACCTGATTGCCAGACACACCTGCCGAAATATTGTCAAATGTTTCCGGCACCAGGCCGGGCATGGAAACGACAACTTTCCAAGACCCGAAAGAAGAGCCGTTGGTGATAGAAATCGTTTCGTTGTTACCGTACGAACCGGTGTAGATTGACCAGAAGCTAATCTGTGGCACGTTAGCCGTTGAGCCGGCTGTAGCCGCAGTCAGCGTGGTGGTCGCCCCGGCGCCGGAGACGCTAGCCACCACAGTCGGCGCAGCAAGGCCCCAGTGCAGCTTAAACGAAGGCGCAGGACCACCGAAGCTCAACGAGTCGGATGAGCCGGAGCTGGCAAATGCTGCGTTAGCAACAAGTGTAAGCGTGGTACCTACCCACGATGCTACAGTACCAATGGCATCGGAATTGGTGTTGTCGTAAACGGCAATGCCAGTAAACACATTCGATGGGGCCGAGCCGGACATGGTAATGACTTTGACGGAAGTCGTCCATGAAGACGCGGCGGCCTGTACAGACGTGGAGTCAGGACTAATACCTTCGCTGTAAAGGTATGCATTATTGGCCACTAACGTACCTAGAGCAGCCGCGCCAGTAGTCAGCGTGTCTGCGCTAGTCATTTGATAAGTGATAGTGGTGGTGGTCCCACCGAAGCCGCCAAAGCTCAACGAATCCGATGAGCCTGAGCTTGCAGAAGTAGCTGCATAAAGCAGAGTGAGCGTACTTGCGGTGTAGGTAAGAACATTACCGATTTGCTTACCGGTAGTATTATCAAAAACGGCGATACCAGGCGTTACACCAGTCGGCGCTACGCCGGACATGGTGATGGTGCGCGAGGAAGTAGTAAAGGAACTTGCAGCCGCCAGCGTTGGGAATGTTGGAGTGATAGCAAGTGTGAGCACGTCACCGGTGTGCGCGGTGCCGCCAACGGTGATAGCCATTGTCGGGTCAGTGGCAACAAGCGTATACGTGGACGCAGTATCCGTACCGTCAGTCACGCGATTTACAAGGAAATTCTGCGCGCCTTGCAACGTCGCTAGCGCAACTGCGGTGCCACAATCGAACTGCCTATTGAGTACAGGACCGAAATACTGTGCGTACTCCGCCATACTGCCAATGGTGAAAGGCTCGTTCACCGGTCCCCACGACGCCGTACCGACAGGCGCCAGAATGTTAGTAGGTACGCCATTCAAGAGATAGTTGTTAGGCGGAATGATTTGTACGTATAGACCAGGTACAATAAGCGCGGTGGTATTCAAAGCGCCTTGCTGATAAATAGGCAAATGTTAAATCCTTATACGTATGGAACAATTGGCTTTGATGCCGGCAATGGCGTTTTCGGTGGATGCGGCGGGTGCGGATAGTAAAATTCGTTAGATGGGCTGCTACCAAGCGGTGCGCCGGAGCCTTCAATATTTGCGGCAGTGCTGGTAACCTGCCAGCCCGTATCTAGAACAGTCGTCGCGTACTCAGACGAATAAACAAGGTCGCGTCGATATAGACGGACCTTCTGCATTTCGTCAGTGACGTAAGTCCGGACGTAACGAAAACGCGCCTGAGACTGGTCTGGTAGATTGAGAAAGGTGTTTATAGCTAACGCCGGGTCGATAATGCTACCAGCAAGGTCGCGAATAGTAGGATTAGCGCACCAAAGTGTAATGGTAGTTTGTACAAGTTGGCGCTTTAACTCCGCCATCTCAGGCCACGACACGCCTAATATCACCTGCATGTAGACGCCAGAATTAACGGTAATAACACCGTTTGACGCCGAACACACGTATCCTATTGATGATATAAGTGCTTGTAATCCTTGAGCAATTGTAATGTAGGTGTCAGTTGTTTGTATCTGGTACGAAACTACAATCCGAGTTCCAAGGAATAACGTAATGTATTGATTTAATGCCGAAGTATTTGTACCGGCAATAGTGATAGTATTGTTGTTTACAACGGCCGTGAACGTTGGCGCCGAAATAGTTCCTTGCGGGCTATAAATAACAGGATAGCGCGTCTTGTTAACTTCTGAGTTATTAAGACTATAGACGCTAATATTGAGCGTTCCTGCCGCCAAGTCTATGTCTAGTGCGTCAGGCGTAGGCCAACCACGATAGATTTTTACTGAAACACCAAGCAGTGTCGAAACTGAATTATTTGCCGTCCAGCCGTTAGGATAAAGCGCCGCGCCGATAATGTTGACAATCGCGTTTTCTACGTCGCTAATATCTGCCATTACGTTGTCAAAATCATGCAGGTAAGTTTGTATCCAAGCGAATTCCAATAAGCTGCTACTATCACGTATCGCTGTCCAAGGTCGTCAATAACGATATCGCGCTGCATAATCTGTCCAAGTGCAGCCACACTCGCTGGCAAGAAAACGAACCAGCCGCTAGTCTGTACGTCGCCTGGCACTGTCGATTGATTGCTGCGAACACTAACGCGCTGTTGAAGCGCGGCCGGCAGACCAGTCAGAATGACTGTTTCAGTTGTGGGTAGTTCGCCGCTATAGCCTACGACACCGGCACCAGTCGATATGTATGGACGATTAATGCTAACAGTTCGATTGTAAATGAATGACATTAAACAAACAATCGGACCTTGAATAGCTCAAGCTGCTCTCTCATATCGGCGTCCAGAACCGTGTTTTCAAATCGCGTTAGCGCTGTGTCGCCGGCTTTTGCCATTTTAATGCCGCCGGTAAGTGAAGCGGTGTTAATGTTGGCGCTTATGATAGACGCGCACACCTGCTTGATTATGGGAGGTAATGAATTCTGCGGCCAGCCGGCAACGTAGTAAACGCGTACATCACTGTAGTAGGCCAAGAAGATACCGGACGGTATCCAAATCTCATTCGTTATCGAGTTGAAGTCCGCCTGCGTCACGTCCCATGCCGTCCACTCCGGCGGTCCGCCAAAAGTTTGCAGAAGCGACATCACTGTTTGGTCGCTGAAAAGTCCCATCGTCTGGTCTGACCGCCGGCCATATCGGTAGCTGCCCTGACCGCTGATAATCCGGCAAATCGGCCACCTCGACAAGCGCGTTAGGGAACGCCGGGCCGGCATCATCTTCTGTTCTCGAATGCACAAGCCGAATTCCATTAAGGCGCCAGTTGTATGCGCGTTCGCTACAGTAGCTAGCGTAATAGACGAATTCGTCGTGGATACAATTACACACGCTTCCGCGACTCCTGTCTGGCCTTGCGTTGCCGATAGTCTGTCAAGGATAACAACGTCGCCTTGCGTCCCGAAGTTTCCTAGCTGCCCACCGCCGCCTATCGGCACCACAACGTTTGTGCCTGGCGAAATCGGAGCCGTTGTTTTAATCGGTAGGTGACTAGAAAGGCCGGCCATGTAGCATGGATTACCGGCATAATCAGGCAGCCACACGAGGCCTTCCGGCCGCTTGAGATAGGCATCAATCAGCGCACTAGCCTGCAGGATTTGCGGATTTGTAGCGTTAGGCACACCGTAGGTATTCAAATCTGCTGCAGAAAGATACGCTGAAGGCATTATGCGTGCGCCGGTACTTCAACAACATTTCCTAGTGCGTCAAAAAGGCGACGAATTTGACGGCGAAACTTAGTCTTATGCGCAAGATTGCGCTCAATCATGTATTTGGCGATAGAGTCTTGCGTTACTGCTTCGCCGTTAACAAACTCGACAACGAACGTTATAGGATCGCCGCTTGCTGTCATCCACTCCGAAGGAAATGCCGCGCCGTCATACTGTTTCGGCGAATGAAAATCACGGTCGCCGGCAGGTGTGACATGAACCCTTGCGTATGTCGCATCGTTGTGCTGATAGACTTTCATGGTGACTCCTTGTTTTTTATGAATATGTGCCGGCAGACTCCGCGCGAAATCTGCCGGCGAACGGACACCGTGCTCGTGACGCGCGGGCCGCATGTTAGAAGACCGGGACTTGCATAAGCAGAGGCCCCGGCCGTGTTTACGGACGCTGGATTTGCACCAACGA